GGCGATGAAAAAGGAAGTGAACTACTTATCGCTAGATTTAGAAACGCTAGTACCCCCACTCAATTTGAAGTAACAGGAAACACTATTTTAGATGGGGCATTAAGAGTTTCTGGTGTGACTTCATTCTCTGAGGATAGTAAATTTAATAAAAATGTTACAATTAATGGTGGTTTAACAATAACCGCTACCACATACCCTGGTACTCCCTTATTTAGAGCAGATGATAATATAGTTGTTATTTGGCCATACTCTGTAGGTTTTGGACGAGTTCCGGTAACATTTAGTGGGACAACTAACATTAGTGGTGATACAACTGTAGATGGTGTATTAACATTAAATTCTGGACTGAAAGGTGGTGGTGAAGATGGTAAACTAGATGTGATTGGTGGTATAACGGCTACATTCTTAACCGGTAATACTGTTTCAGCCACAAGTGTACACGCAAGTTCATATATCACTCTAGGTGGTAAAAGTACAATAGAATCGGAAGAAGGTAAAACTAAATTTGGTGACAGTGAGATAATATCAGAAGTAAAAGGTACTAAACTAGTATTAAAAGCTACTATTGGTAACGTCGAGCTTAATACCCCTGATGATAGAGGGATAAGTATATCAAATGGGTGGATAACAGGGTCAACAGTCTACTCAGCAAATACACAAGGTTCAGGTTCAATAAAAATCCCATCACCAAGTAGTACACTTTCATCAGGTAGTACCGAGATGGGACTAGCTAGAAAATATACTACCGACCATTTTAACACTTTCATCCTAGGTGTGGGTTCTTCGATTTATGTGACACACAACCTTAATAGTAGAGATGTGTTAATTTCCTTAATTGGTAGTACCGATGGGGCTAGTGGAGATATGAAACTACTTGGAGACGCGTCTGTGACCATTACTATAATGAACTATAACACAATTAGGATTATTGGTGTTGTTTCTGTAGAAAAGTTAAGGGTTGTTGTGATGACAATTTAAAGACTCTTTAATTTAGGTTTCTCAGTCTTTTTATCCATACTAATAGAATAACGGCTTTTTTCTTTTATTTTACCTTTTAAAATTTCTTCTGAAATAAAGTCCTCTATTTTATTTTGAATCATTCTTTTTAATGGTCTTGCACCAAACTTTTCATCATACGATTCTTTAGCTATAAATTTCTTAACCGAAGCATTGAACGTTATATTGTAATCTTTATCTAATAATCTTTTCTTAAGGTTGTTAAGTTCCATTTCTACAATACCTTCTATGTTCTTTTCATCTAACTGGTTAAATACAATAGTGTCGTCTACCCTGTTTAGGAATTCTGGACTAAAAGATTTTTTTAATTGTGATGCTATAATATCTTTCATCGCTTCTTCTTTTTTCTCTAATCTAGCGGAGGTATCAAAACCTATACCACTACCAAACTCCTGTAGTTTCTTAACACCAATATTGGATGTCATAATTATTAACGTATTTTTAAAATTAATAACTCTACCCATACCATCAGTCATATGCCCATCATCGAACACCTGTAGAAGTACGTTAAAAACATCTGGATGTGCTTTCTCTATCTCGTCAAATAATACAACACTGTAGGGTTTATTTCTAACGGCTTCAGTTAATTGACCACCTTGGTTGTACCCAACGTAACCAGGAGGAGAACCTATCAACCTAGAAGTGTTAAATTTTTCTTGATATTCTGACATATCTACCCTAATAAGAGAATCTTCAGAACCAAATATTTCTTTTGCTAGTGATTTAGCTAAATGTGTTTTACCTATACCTGTTTGACCTAAAAACATAAACGTACCTATAGGTTTAGAACCATCTCTAATACCAACTCTATTTCTTCTTATAGCTTTACAAACTTTTTCAATAGCTTCATCTTGACCAACTACATAGTTTTTTAACTGTGATTCTAATTCTATTAAACTAGCCATTTCATTTTCAGATAATCTAGCTAATGGTATTTTTGTCATCTGAGAAACCACAGTGTATAAATCGTCCACACTTACAACTGTCCTTTGCTCCTCCATTTCTATTTCCCACGCAAGTTTTAAATCATCCAACTTAGTTATTAATTTTAATTCCTTATCTCTAAGGTGTGCTGCCTTTTCATATTGTTGTGACTTAACTACTGATTTTTTCTCATCACCCAACTTACCAATGCTCTTACGTAAATTTTCTATTTCATCTGGGAACTCTATATCTACTTGTACCTTAGCACCAACCTCATCCATTATATCGATAGCTTTATCAGGAAATTCTCTATGTGTTATATATCTTTCAGCTAATTGAACACAAAGTTTTAGTATTTCGTTACTAATAACCACTTTATGGTGGTCTTCGTATTTCGATTTAAGGTTGGTTAATATCTTTAATGTTTCCTCTACAGTGGTTGGTTCTACCATAACTTTTTGGAACCTTCTTTCTAATGCACCATCCTTTTCTATATTCTCCCTATACTCATCTAATGTGGTAGCTCCTATACATTGTAGTTCACCTCTAGCTAAAGCTGGTTTAAAGATATTAGCTGCATCTAGTGAACCAGATGAATTTCCTGTACCTACGACAGTATGTAATTCGTCTATAAAAATTATAATATCTGGATTATCCCTTAATTCCTCCAATACAGCTTTCATTCTTTCTTCGAATTGTCCCCTGTATTTTGTACCAGCAACTAAACTAGTTAGTTCTAATGCAACTATTTTTTTATCTAATAAGTTACGTGGGCATTTACCACTATGTATTTTAAGTGCCAATCCCTCAGCCAAAGCTGTTTTACCACAACCAGGACCACCTATCAAAACAGGATTATTTTTCTTTCTCCTACATAATATTTGTGCTACTCTAGTTATTTCAGCTTGTCTACCGACCACAGGGTCTAATTTTCCTTCACTAGCTAATTTTATTAAATCTCTAGAAAAGTTATCTAATATGGGTGTTCTAGATGTTTTCTCTGATTTACTTTTCTTTGGTTTTTTACTTTGAGCTCCATCTTCTTCGATACCCGAGAATGACGATTTTATTATTTCTTTCATATATTATAATTTAAATTGTTTAAACAAATATATAAAATGTTTTATAAAATGTAAAAATATTAACCTAGTGACATTTTTACTTCCTAATATGACATTATGTCATTATTTTTTTATATATTTGCTTTTGGTACAGTAATTGTATTAAAGGTAATGTAAAAGTAATATAAATTACTTGAATAAAAGAATAAAAATTAATAAATTTATAAAAAAGAATAAAATTATGGATTACAAAACAAAAGCAGATTTAACTAGAGTCATTGATGATTTCTTTACTGATAACCTTCATGAACAACAAGATGAAAACTTTAACAAAACTAAAGATTCGAGTTATGGTGGGTTAGGTAGTTATAGGAGTAATTTGTTAGAAACTAACAAATCTTATATGTTAGAAATGCAAGCCCCAGGACTAACAAAAAACGATATCACGGTAATAGTAGAAAATGGGGTTTTAGTGGTAACGTCAGTAGCTGAAGAGCATCATGACTTATATGACAGTAAAGCGGAGAAAATAACTTATTTAAGAAGAGAGTTCTATAATACAGAACTAGAGTTGGATTATAGGTTACCAGATAATGTTGATATCGACAATATTAAAGCAAAGGTAGAAAATGGTGTTTTAGGTATAGTTATACCTAAATTAGTAAAAAATAGTAATAATAAAAAACAAATAAAAATAAGTTAATATGACAAAAGTAATTGGAATAGATTTAGGTACTACAAACTCATGTGTTTCAGTAGTAGAAGGTGGGTCACCCACAATAATTGTTAATTCGGAGGGTAAAAGAACAACACCTTCGGTTATATCGTTTAAAGATGGTGATAGAGTTGTTGGGGACCCAGCAAAAAGACAAGCAGTAACAAACCCAACAAATACAATTTACTCTGTAAAACGTTTTATAGGTAGTAAGTTTGATGAGGTAAGTAAAGAAGCTAAAAAAATGGCTTATACAGTAAAAAAAGGTAGTGACGAAAATGTTAATGTGGTTGTAGATGGTAAAACATACGTTCCACAAGAAATATCAGCTGTAATATTACAGAATCTGAAAAAAACAGCAGAAGAATACCTAGGAGAAACGGTAACAGACGCGGTAATAACGGTACCAGCATACTTTAATGATTCACAAAGACAAGCTACAAAAGAAGCTGGTGAAATCGCGGGACTAAACGTACTAAGAATCATCAACGAACCAACTGCTGCAGCATTAGCGTACGGTATAAACGAGACAAAAGATAAAACTATCGCTGTTTATGATTTAGGTGGTGGTACTTTTGACATTTCTATATTGGAAATATCTGGTGGTGTGTTCGAAGTAAAATCCACAAATGGTGACACACATTTAGGTGGTGATAATTTTGATGAGGTGATTGTTGATTGGTTACTTGAAGAGTTTAAGGAAGAAAGTGGTATGAATATAAGTGAAGACCCTTCTGCTTTACAACGTCTAAGAGAAGCGGCTGAAAAAGCAAAAGTAGAACTCTCTAACTCAACAACTACAGAACTAAACTTACCTTATTTAACTGCCGACACTACTGGACCAAAACATCTAGTTCGTACATTATCTAGAGCGAAGTTTGAGTCTATGGTTGAATTTTTAGTTAAGAAAAGTTTAACACCTTGTAGAAAGGCAATTAAAGATGCTGGTTTAAAAGTTACTGAGATTGATGAGATAATTTTAGTTGGTGGGTCAACTAGGATACCAATCATACAATCAGCTGTAGAAAAATTATTTAAAAAGAAACCATCTAAAGGAGTTAATCCGGATGAGGTTGTAGCGATGGGAGCTGCTATACAAGGTGGTGTGTTAGTTGGTGATGTTAAGGATGTTTTATTGTTAGATGTGACCCCACTATCACTTGGTATAGAAACTATGGGTGGTGTGATGACAACGTTAATAGAATCAAACACAACAATACCAACGTCCAAAAGTGAAGTTTTCTCCACAGCGGTAAATAACCAACCAGCGGTAGACATTCATGTCTTACAAGGAGAAAGGTCTATGGCACCAGATAATAGAACACTAGGTAGGTTCCAACTAACAGACATTCCACCAGCACCTAGAGGGATTCCACAGGTTGAGGTAACATTTGATATTGACGCTAATGGGATAATAACTGTTAAAGCTAAAGATAAGGGTACCGGTAAAGAACATAATATTAAGATTGAGTCCGGTAGTAGTTTGTCTGATGAGGAAATCCAAAAAATGAAATCAGATGCTGAAGCAAACGCAGAAGAAGACAAGAAAAAGAAAGAAGATGTTAATACTTTAAATGAGGCAGATGGACTAATCTTCCAAACAGAAAAACAAATTGAAGAATTTGGTGATAAATTAGACGACTCAGATAAAACTAAATTAGAAAGTGCTTTAAAAGAACTAAAAGAGGCCGTAGAAGGTAAAAATATGGAAACTATAACAACCTTAAAGGAAAAACTAACTAGTGATTGGAACGAAATAAGTACTAAACTTTACGAAACTACCCAAGAAGGGGAAGAGGACGTAAATCAAGAACCACCAGTAGAAGAAAGTACTACCGATGTGGAATATGAAGAGGTTAAGGAATAATTATAAAATATAAGAATTTAAAAAATTAAATATGAAACCAACGAAAGAAGAAATAAAAGGAACCAGAATTTTAAATGAGTACGCGTCAAGTAATATATTCGCTACAGAGTATGATACTAAGACTAGTGAACTATTAGTTACATTTAAAGGTGGTAGAAAATACCAATACCATAATGTACCACATAATTTATTTACTAAGTTTAGGATGTCAGAAAGTCAGGGTAAGTTCTTTAATAGAGAAATATCAAAAAAGTATAGATATAACGAAATTAAGAAGTAATTTACTTGTGTATTAGATTTTTTCTACGTATATTTGTATCTGAATTAATCAGTAAATAGTAATTTATGCGGGTGTAGCTTAACGATAAAAGCGACATACATTCCAGTATGTAGACGGTGGTTCGTTCCACCCACCCGCTCTAACTTAAAAAAACATTATGATAGCATTTATATTAATAGTTGTAGCTTTATTTGTATTTTGGAAACCAGTAATACACGGTTCTAAAAAAGATAGAGATACTTTTAAGTACTGGGAAGAGTATAAAAATTAACTAAACTAATAGTTAAAAAACATATCGATAACCCCCAGAAGGGGATATTGTGTAAACAAATTAAAAATAAAACAAACAAAATGGTTGCAATTGCAACCATTTTTTATTTATAAAATATTTATAAGTTATGGGAGTAAAATCATCGATACTAAAAAGCTTTAAAACTAAGGACCATTTAGCACCATCAATATGGGACGAAATGGAAGACGGGACATACACTTTGAACCCTAAAGTTAGGTCCACACTACTAAGTGTTTCTGACAGATTTCTTGACTATACCGGTATGGAAGAGTTAAGTTGTGATATAGACACACAAGAATGTGATGTGTATGATGTGACTATGACTGGTAGTTTAGCTAATTTTAATTGGAGTAAATTTTCAGACATTGACCTACACATAATTTTAGATTTTAATGAAATAGACGAAAATAGTGAACTTGTCAGAAATTACTTAAATAGTAAAAAAACCATATGGAATAGTACCCACGATATTACTATAGACGGTTATGAGGTAGAAATATACTCACAAGACTATAGAGAAGTACACCATTCTAGTGGTGTGTACTCGGTACTATACAATAAATGGATAGTTGAACCCTCCTACCAACACGTAACCATAGATGATAAAAAGTTAGATGAGAAAGCAACTAACTGGGTAGACGCTATAGACAGGTTAGTGGAAAGGTCTAAGAATCTTAAACCAGAAAAAACCCTAAAAGAAATTGAAGACATTAAAGCTAAATTAAAGAAATACAGAAGCTGTGGATTAGAGTCTGGTGGTGAATATTCTTATGAGAATTTGGTCTTCAAAGTACTAAGAAGAAACGGGTATATTAAAAAATTAATTGATTTAAAGAATAAACTTATAGATAACATATTAACTATATAAATTTTTTCTTTTTAATCGAAGTATTTATAAGAAACAAATAGACTTACAATATGGCAATAGGATACGATAACAGCTCGAGTGACAAATTATACTGCGGTGCAGACATACAACCGTTTATGCAGATGCCTACCGGGCGTTTGTCTGGGATAACATGTACTTCAGTATACGCTAGAGGTGCTGTGGCTAATCTAGTACTTAATGGTGCTGTAGTAGCGATACCGGCAGGGAGTACACTAGATATGATTGTAACTCATGTTGGTGGTACTTTAACTGATGCGTGTTTTACATGTAGTTGTCATGATTGTTATGAGGATGAAAGACAGACCATGAGAGAAAAAATGTGGCCTTTTAACCCAGATAATAGTACAGCAACAGACCCACCTGGACAGTTAGGTGGCCCAGGTATTTATAGTGGATATACTTTCTACCCAAATACGTTAGGTGGTAGTAGTCTAGGGGGACCAGGACAATTTAGTTAAATAAAAAAAATAAAAATATTAAAAATGAGTGCATTAAAACCAGTGGGGAGTGAAAAACTACCATTACAAGAAAAAATAGAAAGAATAAAACAAATAGCGGGAATTAGTAGTAAACCTAGTAACGTAACAAATTATTCTAATACCCATTATAGTGTTAAAGGGCAGGATGGTAATGTTTATGCTATAATAAAAGAGAATAAACAGTATTTCATAAAATCTGGTAAAGACGAAAATAACCTTTCACATATTGATGGGCAATTAGGGTCAGCAAATAGAAACGAAACTTTTACTTCTTATTCTACAGCATTAAAAAGACTAAACTTCAAAATGAAGTCGATTAATGAGGCTAACAATTACGGGGTTATAGAGGAACAAAAAAAAGTACTAAAAATAGACTTACCAACACCAGAACCTGAAGTAGAAGAAGATATGGATTTCGATATGGATATGGGTAGTGACGATATGGGTATTGAAGGTGAAGAGATGGATATGGATATGGATGTTGAAGGTGGTGATGAAGGTGATGATGAAGAAATGGAAATGGATATGGACATTGATGTTGAAGGTGGTGATGGTGCTGAAGAAGAAGACGCTGTTAAAAGTATCCAAAAACTAACTGGTAAATTGGGTCAAAAATTACGTAAAGCTGATGGTCAAGGTGCATTAGATTCTGAAACGATAAAATATGTGTTAAATTCGGTTATTTCCGCTGTTAATTTAGATAATCTAGATTCTGAAGATAGAGAAGAGATTGTAGAAAAATTTGAAGAGACTGATTCTGAATATGATGATTTAGATGACATGGGTGATATGGAGTCTAGTGGTGAAGAAGAATTTGATATGGGAGACGACGAAGAAATGGAAATGGATTTTGATATGGGAGACGATGGTGGTGATTTGGATTTAGACGAAAACATCCCAGCTATGATGGGTGCAGCAGGAGCAGCAATAGGTGGTTGGGCCGGAGAAAAAGCTTTAGAAAAAACACTAAGAAGTTTTAAAAAATCAGGAACTAAAATGGATTTCAGTGATGATGAATTAGCTAACATATTCCAACCAACAGACGGGGAAGAACTTGCTGAAGGTTACGATAAAGTAAGTAGTGTGATTAACAATTACTTTAAAGTTAGTAAAGAAGAAAAAGCAAATAATAAACAAAAAAGAAACAACTTTTTAGACTCTAAGTTAACCAAAGCAAGAAAGATAACTTCTATCTTGGAACATACCGAAACTATTGAACAAGAATCAGCTAGTAGAAAATTCTTAACTGAAAATGACAACATTGAAGTAGTTGGTAAAAATACTAAAGGTTCTTTAGTGTTTAACAGTAATGGTAAGGTTACAGAGATTAGTAGAAAAGGTTTAAAATCTTAATAAATTAATCAATCATGTTCCTTGTCTATGTAAATGAACTAGGACCCAACTACAAAGGGCAAAATGTGTACGAATTTATCTTCTCAGATGATGTAGCTGATATTTGGGGAGAAGATTGGGACAAAACACCAGCACAAGGTAGTCCGACACCCCCACAATTAGAAGTTATTACAAAAGTAGGTACACTGTATGATAGTGATATACAATTTGAATTAATCCAAAACTCGGATTATTTTGGTATGTGTGACGCTGTAGATAACGTTATCTCTCTATGTTGGGAGATATACGATGATGAAAATATTACAGACTCAAGAGCTGTATTTTCCTTCGGGGAAGACTTGAAGTCGGTTGAAGATAAACTATATACAAAAGATTTAATTTTAAATTATGCCAAAAATCTCGAACACAAAACAAAATAGAATAAAAATTAAAAAATTACTTAGTAAGGGTATGTCTATACCTTTTTTAAGTAAACTTAATGAAAGTGGCATGAATATGTTACATAGTATGGTGGTTAAAGAAGAGGATAAGACCTCAGCTGATATAGCGAAAGATTACGCAGACCTATCAAAAGCATACGGTGACATATCAAAAAAAGAACAAGAGTTAGAGGTAAATGAAGATTTTCCAGATGCTTCAGTAGACGGTAAAAAATTAAAGAAAGACGTTAACGGTGAAAAAGATGTTATAGATGAGAACGACTTAGATGAGGGGTACGATGAAGACACTATACACCCAGGAAAAGGTGAGGTAACACAAGACCCACACCAGGTAGGTCCAGACACTGACGATGGGTTTGGGAACCCAAAAGATGACGATGACGGTATGGGTATGTTTGAAGGGGTGACAAAACAACACCTAATAGAAAAATTCGCATCAAAAGCACAAGCAAGATATTTTTACGCTAAAGCGAATGAAAAAGGTAAAGAAGGTAAAAAATGGAAAAAATACGCTAAAGAATTTTCTGATGATACGGAAGATTTTGGGACTCTACCTGAAAAAGTAGAACAAGATGAAAATATAAAAAATACTAACCCTAAGTTAGTAGAGACTTGGATAAAAGAAATTGTACAAAAAAATTCTAGACCTGCTATGACAAAATCTGAATTAATAAGAACAATTAATGAGACAGAAGTTGTTGGTGTAGAGGACGTACAAACAGAAAAAGAAACTGGTTTACCTGATTGGTTAGATTTTGAATCTATATTCTCGGGTGGTCAGGAAGCTCCCAGTGAGACAGAATCACCAACTATAGCACCAACTAAACCTGGGACAAAATCCCCACCTAAAAGAAGGGGTACACCATATAAACCACATCCAGGGGTTAAACCAAAACCTAAAGCTTTACCAGAATACACTAAATCCCAGTTATTGGAAGCACCACCAATTGATTATGGTGATAACCCAGAAAGGATGGCATCGGATATTGAACAAAAAATAGGTTCACAAGATTTCCCTTTAGGGGATAATCCAGCTTTTCCAGATGTAGACGCTGATGGTATTCCAGATAATTTTGAAGAGTTAGTAGCTTCTGAAAGATTTAAAGAGGTTGTGGATAATGTTAAAAAATATACTGGTTTGGGTCAAGTAACTCAAAACGAGTTTATGCAACTACAGATGATGTTACGAAGTTCCACTATGAAAATATTACAGATAGAATCACAAAATAAAGAACAATTGGAGACTTTAGCTGTAGAATTGGTAAAAGAATATATGTCACTACCTGATGACGCTGTACAATTTGACGCTAAGATTGTTGGTATGGGTGAAGTGGATATGTCAGGAATGCAAAAAGGAGAAGAGGAGGAACCATCAGAAGAAGAGATGAGTAGTGAAGAAGAATTATTTGGTACATTTGAGATGTTTGACGCTGAAAAAGAAAAGAGAAGATTTATAAATTCTTTAATACAAGGTTCAGCTAAGAAAGGTCACTACCTATACCACATGATACCAGAAAAGATAAACGCTATAAACCCAGAGTTATTAGACCTATATGGTGTTATGATGTCAGTTAATGATTTGGTATATTGGATTATGTCGGACGAGACAGCACAAATGATGGGACAAGGTGAAGAATCTGCAGCTGGAAAAGAAGAGATAGATATAGAAACAGACCCACCGACAATAAGAGCAGTAGGGATAACATTCCCAGTATTAGTACATGAATTAATAAAAGGTGTGATGGAATTATTAGCTTCACAAGGACTTCCTAGTGACCCTAAAAAGGCCGAAATGGTTATGAAGGCAACTGATACCCTACCAGCAGAAATATGGGACTTAAGATTAGGTCCAGTAATTTGGTCAAAATTTAGAGCAGCTTACCCAGAAGAACTTATGGATGAAGATAAGACAGAGATACAAAATTATCTTTTTAGTGAATTCACAAGGATGGAACCAGAAGAGTTTTTTGATTTAGCAAAACAAATTTTATCGGGGAGTGATGAAGGTAAAATGGAACTTCAAAAGATTGTAAAATCTATAATTAAAGATTTACAAGAAGATGACTATGATGAAAGTGTAAGTCAAGAAGAACCAACACCACCAACACCAAGACCACAAGCAAAACCAAAACAAACTAAACCAAGTGGGGATATACCATCTGACCTAGACATGAATGTCATTCTTGATAAAATATTTAATCAAGGTATGGGCTCATTATCACCAGATGAATTAAATTTCTTACAGAGCCAATAGAATTGTACTCTTAGAATAATTTTGTCGATATTTATTATATATGGCTATGAATAGACAAGAATATATAAAAGAATACGCTAAGTGTTATAAAGACACCGATTATGCTCTAAGAACATATTTGGAAACTTATGATAATACTCAGAGTAAGTACGTCCCATTTAAATTATTTCCCGAACAAGTAGAGATGATTCATGACTATGAAAACTATAATGATAATATAGTTTTAAAGTATCGTCAGGCAGGAGTGTCTACCGCTACATCAGCTTGGATATCTAAAACACTACAATTCGCATCAAAAGAAAAACCAGAAAAAATACTTATATTAGCTAATAAATTAGATACGGCAGTAGAGATGGCTAGTAAAATAAAAGGATTTTTACGTCAGTGGCCCGATTGGATAAATGTTGGGTTTTCTAAAGACAAAGACACTCAAAAACATTATAAATTAAATAATGATTCAGAAGTAAAAGCTGTAGCAACATCTGTGGATGCGTTGAGGGGTTACACGCCCACTATGTTAATATTTGATGAGGCGGCTTACATAGAGTCCGGTGATGATTTATGGGCAGCGTGTATGGCATCTTTAGCTACAGGGGGTAAGGTTGTGGTGATATCCACACCGAACGGATTCGACAGGATTTATTATGAGATATATGACCAATCCATTAGAGGACTAAACCAATTTAAAATTAGTAGTTTAACGTGGTTTCGTGACCCTAGATTTAATAAAGGATTAAGGTGGGTAAAAACTAAAGATATTACACATTTCCTATTAAATAGAGATGAGTATAAAGATGAAGAAATATTAGAAAACTCGTTAGATAGGGCTGATGAATTATTACAGTTAGGTTACAAACCATTTACTGATTGGTTTGAAAAAATGTGTAAAAAATTAAAGTTTGACAGAAGAAAAATATCACAAGAACTAGAATGTGCATTTTTAGGTTCGGGTGATAATGTTATACCTTCAGACACTATAGCTGACTTAATGAAAGACGTGTGTGACCCACTAGAGATATGGGTAGGTAATACTCTATGGGTTTGGAAACCACCAAAAGAAGGTCATCGTTACATTATGGGGATTGATGTTTCCAGAGGGGATAGTGACGATTTTACATCTTTTACTATTATAGATTTTGATGATAGGGAACAAGTATTAGAATACTTAGGGAAAATCCCACCAGATATAGCGGCTGAATTAGCAAATAAATGGGCTATAAAATATAAGTGTTTTATTGTGGTAGACATTACCGGTGGTATGGGAGTGTCAACGTCTAGAAAATTAATAGAACTAGGATACAAAAATTTATATTATGATAATGTAAAATCTAACGACATTTGGAAGTTCAACCCAAACCAAGAGGATAAATGTCCCGGGATTAACTTTAACAGTAAAAGAGCACAAATAATACAAGCTCTAGAAGAACAATTAAGGACAGGTTTTATTGTTAGGTCACATAGGTTAATTAATGAGTTTAAAACATTTGTTTATTTAAATGGTCGTCCAGACCATATGAAAGGACACCACGATGACTTAATTATGGCAATTGCTATGGCATTATACGTAGCCCAAAATTCTTTCGCTGAACTAGAAAGGAACACAAACCAGGCTAAAGCAATGTTAGATAGTTGGGTTACCACCGATGTAGCAAGAGAAGAACCAACCAGAGGTAATAAACCGGTATGGAGTCCACATACAGTTTCAGGGAGACCTGTCAATATGGACCCAAACAACCCTAAAGAATATTTATGGTTATTCGGAGGACTAAAATAATAATAATATGGGTGTAAGAAAAGTAGGTGGTAATAAATGTGGTAGAGGTTTAACTAGAAATAGTTTTGGTCGTTGCATTAAAAAGAATTTAAGACAAGCACTAGACCAGGCTGTTTATGAATGGATATATTTCCCACCCGATTTAAACAAAAGAAACGTACAATCATCTATACCACAAGTACCCTTCGTTGAGGTCGAGTGTGAAGTAACATATGTATTAGAAGACTATGTTATTTGTGATTATGTGGTCTAGATAATTGACAACCGATATTATTATCGTAAATTTAAAATTATGGCAGAAAAAAACTTAACATTATATCAGAGACTAGCTTCCCTGTTTGGACCAAATGGCCCAAGAGCCCCAAAACCATCATACGATTTTGATAAGGAAGTGCTTTTAAGAACAACCGACAAAGCTGAGTACGAAAAAGAAAAACTACAACAACAACAATCATCTTATATAAATAATCAATGGAGTAAGGTAGAAAACCAACTATACCAACAAGCGGTCTACTATGAACCTACAAGGTTAGCTTCTTATTATGACTATGAATCCATGGAGTTTACTCCGGAAATTTCAGCAGCTTTAGATATTATGGCTGACGAAGCAACAACAATGTCAGAACAAGGGTTTATGTTGAACATATACTCCGAATCAAAAAGAATAAAAAGTATCTTAGCAGACCTATTCAATAATGTGATAGATGTGGAAACTAATTTACCTATGTGGATTAGAAATACTTGTAAATACGGTGATAATTTTGTGTATCTTAAAGTGGACCCTAAAAAGGGGGTTTTAGGTGTAAACCAACTACCAAACATAGAAATTGAAAGAATTGAAAATAAACCAGACGCTTATGGTGCTGGAGCATTTGACGGTGACACTGAAGATAGGAAGATAGAGTTTGGTTGGAAAGATAAGGATATGGTTTTTAAAAATTGGGAAGTAGCTCATTTTAGGTTATTGGGTGACGATAGAAGATTACCATATGGCACCTCGGTACTAGATAAGTCTAGAAGAATATGGAAACAATTATTGTTAGCTGAAGATGCCATGTTGATTTATAGGACTTCTAGAGCACCAGAAAGAAGGGTATTTAAGGTCTATGTTGGGAATATGGATGATAAAGATGTTGAGGCTTATGTACAAAGAATCGCTAATAAATTTAAAAGAGACCAAGTTGTTGACCCACAAAATGGTAATGTGGATTTAAGGTACAATCAATTAGCTGTGGACCAAGATTACTTTATCCCAGTTCGTGACCCGGCAGCACCTATGCCAATAGAAACTTTACCCGGTGCACAGAATTTAAGTGAGATTGCGGATATTGAGTACATACAGAAAAAATTATTAGCTGCATTACGTGTACCTAAAGCTTTTTTAGGTTTTGAAGACGTAGTAGGTGAGGGTAAAAATTTATCATTACAAGACATTAGATTTGCAAGAACGATAAACCACGTCCAAAAAGCTATTATACAAGAACTAAATAAAATAGCAATAATACATTTGTATATATTAGGTTTTGAAGACGAGTTAGATAATTTTACATTAGGGTTAACTAACCCATCCACACAATCGGACTTACTAAAAATTGAACTTTGGAAAGAAAAAGTTACGTTATATAGAGACTGTGTTACCGACCCAGGAAATGGGATTCAAGCAACGTCATCAACATGGGCTAAAAAGAATGTGTTGGGTATGAGTGATGAAGAAGTTAAGTTAGATTTACAACAACAAAGAATAGAGAAAGCTGTTGGTGAAGAATTGGGTAAAACTGGTGAAGTTATAACAAGTACTGGTATTTTTGATAAAATTGATGCTTTATACGGAACACCAAAAGAAGACGCAGGAGGTGCAGAATCAGGTACAGAAGAAGGTGAAGACACTGGAGGATTTGGTGACGTACCACCACCTTCAGGGGGTGACCTAGGAGGTGATGCCCCAGAAGAACCACCAGCTGAAGAAGGTGGAGCTGGAGGAGCTGATATGGGTGCAGACTTAGAGATAGAAATGTTTGCCAGAGATTCGGACTTACCACTAATTCTTGAGGATAGAACAAACAACGGAGTAATAAAACTTAATAAGGGTGTTAAGGAATTAGAGGATGTTAGTAAGAACCTAGAAGATTTACTAAAAGATTAGATATTTATAGTAAAATATAAATCTATGTTTGGTAAAATAAAAAAGGGAATCAACGACATTCTAACAGAATCATATTCTAACAAAAGCACATTTAAAAGAAATTTTAATGTATTAATGGGGTCTTTAAAAAAGACCAAAACACTAAGAGAATTTTTTACACTGTATGGTGAAATAGATAAACAAAGGTTCACTGATAAAAATGAGGCAAGGATTTTCTTAGAAAACGTCCTAACTGAACTAAAATCAAAATCTAAAGTTCTAATAGCGGAATCCACAAATATTAATAAACTAATAGAAAAAAGTCCTTATTATAAGGGTGATAGTGAAAAAATTTATCAAAAACTAGATAAACTTATTTTTGAAAACTTTTCATATAACCCAAGAAAACATAATGAAATAAAAAAAGAATTAGTAACGTGGTTAAATCAACCAGAACAAATTAATGAAACAACAACAGTAAGACATTCATTATTAGTTTCTAGTTTAACTAGGTTATATAATGAAAAATATTCTTCTTTAAGTGAATCCGACAAAGGTAAACTAAAAGAATACCTATCCATAGAAGTGGGAGAACTCAAAGAAAAAGTGGATACAAGTAAAGACAATCTAAATAAGTTACTAACGAACCTAATCAAAGAAACTGAAAATACAGAGTTAAAAGATAAACTTTTAGTTGTAGAAAATGAGGTGGTTGATTGTGGGTATAGAAAAAAAGACTTATTAAGGTTACAACAATTAGAAGAGGACCTATCTTAGATTATTTTGACTTATAAGTAATTCGTTAGTATATTTTACTAAAATAGAATATATCATGAAGTCAGGAAAACAAATCAAATTTAACCTACACCCTAGTTTTAAAACTAACTACGGGACAGTAGACTCCAAGAATTTTAAATCGCTATATATGAATCTTTCATCTTGGGCCCAACCAATTAACGAAGCACCTAATTGGGTTAGGGTTGTTGGGTTATTAAAAAGAGATATTAAAATTAGTTTAAATGAGGTATTGGACGATAACTTATTTAAAACAGAAAAAAATATTGTAGATTTGGATTTACGAACAAGTGGTATCGAACTATTAAAAAGAAGTTATATTTCTTGTGAAATAACCCTATTTCTTAAAGTTAAAGAGAACATCCGTTCACAAACAATAAAAGATTCTGTACACAAAACAATAGGTCATATTCAAAACCAGAATTTTAAAAATAACAAATACTTTAACTTCTACTCAAATAAAAAATAATTTTAATTATCTCTATTGTATTTATATGTAAAGATATTAATCTATGCGTACATATAAATTACTTGAAGCTAACGAAATCGGTAAAGGAGTCCTACTAGAAATTGATGCGGGACACATATCACCACACTACGATTTAAATAAAAAAATAATAACAGAAACCAAAGGATTTAAAGATTCTGAAGGTGTTTTTATTTATGCTGTCCTACAGAAGTGTGGGGTTCAAAACAGAAATGGTAGGATATACCCAGCAGACATATTAAAGAGAGAGGTAGACAAATACCAACAACTAATAGGACAAGGTAGAGCCTTATCCGAATTAAATCACCCAGAATCGTCATTAGTGGACTTAGAAAGAAGTTCCCATAGAGTTGTGGAGACTTTTTGGGACGGGGACACATTAATGGGGAAACTACAAATACTAACCTCACCAGCTTACCACACTAAGGGTATTATCTCATGTGTTGGTGATATAGCAGCTAATCTATTAAGACATGGTGTTACTCTAGGTATTTCTTCTAGGGGTGTAGGGTCACTAAAGAGTGAAGGAGGAAAAAATATAGTACAAGATGATTTTGAATTGATATGTTTTGATTTAGTGTCGTCACCATCAACTCCAGGAGCTTACCTATTCAAAGACATAAAAGACAAAGACAAATATGAAGAGACTTTAGAAGAGGCAACACCACCACCAATACCAGCAGATTTTAATGGTCCAAATACACATGCTTTAACTATGATGAAGAAGTTAAACAACTTTTTAGATAGATAAAGTTAAATTTTACGGGTTTTGAGGTGTAAAACACAAACTTTTTACGTACCCCTCACTATTTATGTATGAATAAAACTATAATAAAAATATATAAGATAATTTATGAGTAATAAATCCTTACTTGAATCGGCTCTGATTGAAGCCCAACAGATTGAAGAAACTGTTAAATCCAATGCAAAAGAAATACTTGCTTCTACCATGAAGGAAGAAATTGAAGAACTGGTAAAAGAATCATTATCCAACAATGGTTTAAAAACAAAAAAAGTAATAAAAGAACAAGAACTCGAAGCTATGGTCGATGATGACGAAGATGTCATGGACATGGACGATGAGGGAGGAGACACAGAAATGGAGGACGTTTTAGCTATGGCGGACGAAATTGATGTTGACGATATCCCATCACCTGAAGGCGATGACGAGTTTGAACCACTAGACTTAACACAAGCATCGGATGAAGATGTACTAAAAGTCTTTAAAGCTATGGGTGCTGAAGATGGCGTAATCGTAAAACAGGACGATGATGTAATCAGCATAGAAGATGAGGGTACTGGAGAGGAGTACCGAATAGAGTTAGACGAATCTAAAAAAGATGATGTCGATATGAACGAAGAAGATGAAGACGAGGACGACGTTGATGTTGAAGCGGAAGACTTGGAAGAAGATGATGGAAATTATTTTGGTGATGCAGCTGAAGATGACTACTCACAAATTGAGAAGTTAGAAAAGGATGCACATTATGATTCTGAACGTCATGACGATATGGAAGAAACGCAAGAACCAACGTATGAAGTTGATATGGACATGGACATGGATGAAGTGGACATGGAAACTGATATGGAAGAAAACTATGGTGGTAAGAAAGGTGATATCCCAACGGGAGACCGTAAAAAGAAAGGTCGTTATGGCCGAGGGGGAAAGACTAGAGAAACAGCCAAAGAAGAAGGGGAAGCAGATTTTCAAGAAATGTATCGTGGAAACAACCTAAGTCAAAAAGTTCATGCAGGTAATAGAACTAACAAGTTCAATAAAGCTGCAAGAGAAAAAGCCGGAATCAATATGAATGAGTCTAAACGTTCTATAAGAACTCGTTTTATAAACGAAAGAAAAAGAATGGACGACACTAAAATTCTTACTGAAACTATCGATAATCTAAAAGGGGAAGTTGGTATTCTTAAAAACAAAAATGGAGAATATAAAAAAGCTCTTAAAATGTTTAGAGACAAGTTAAATGAAGTCGCTGTATTCAATTCTAACTTAGCTTACGCTACGAAATTGTTTACAGAACACACAACTAACAAGTCTGAGAAAATTAACATTCTTAGAAGGTTTGACTCAGTTGAATCTCTTAAAGAATCTAAAGCACTATATAAGAACGTGAAGAAACAACTTTCTTCTAGTACTAAAAGTGTTGTAACAGAATCTTACGAGAGTAAAAATAGCAAAAAGACTGTACAACTTAGTGAAAGTGTACAAAAAAAGATAAATAAATCTCCTGCGACGGGAGCATCGAAATTGAGAGAATCAAGAACGTATGTTGACCCACAAATCGCAAGAAGTTTAGATATCATGAGTAAAATAAAATAATAACCAAAAATAAAAAAAATTAAAAATTATGGGTGCTTTATTAGAATCAGGATTAGTAGGTAATATCGGATTGAAACATCTTAAAGTTATTAGAGAAGACACTATTGAAAAATGGAACAAACTTGGTTTCTTGGATGGACTTAAAGGTCATACAAGAGAAAACATCGCTCAGTTATATGAAAACCAAGCGACGCATTTAATCAACGAGGCAACACAAGCTGATGCCTCAGGTTCATTTGAAACAGTTGTTTTCCCAATAATTAGAAGAGTATTTTCTAAATTACTAGCTAACGACATTGTATCGGTACAAGCTTTGAACTTACCAATTGGTAAATTGTTCTACTTCGTACCAAAAATCTCCGACAGACGTTGGGGAGGTGCTGCAGATAACACTTGGAATCATTTCGAACCAAAAGGAATGCCAGGTGCAACTAACGCAAATCAACAAACTTACGACACTGTAAACTTATATGACCAATACTATGAAGATGGTAGAGGTTTATTCGATATTTCGAAAGGTAGATATTCAGGTGTGTCACGTACAGCTCAATTTGTAACGTGGAACACTACTGGTGGAACAATGACTCCATCCACTATCTACGAAACTCTTACTGGTTCAACTACTAGTGGGACATATAATAGTTACGACTGTCTTAATGGTGGACTTAGAAGCTTACTTGTTAGAGTAGGTGGATTTAATAACTTAGGACAAGGTAAATTAGTTGGACCTAATGGTAACGAGATGGATACTGAAGAGTTCTTGTCTTCTTTGAAATTCAAAGCGACAAATCCTGTAACTTGTTGTCCAACTGGTAGTACTACTCAGGTAGTTGCAGCTCAAGGGTATGTACCTTTTAGATTAGTAACTCAGAAATACGGAAAAGGTATTGTAGATAATATTCCAGGACAAGGTACTTCTTACTGGCCAGGAAAAGATTCTACTTATGACAACGTTTGTGATGGTGAAGGTTACCTTTACGTTGAATTAGACTTATCATGTCCAGCATGTATTACATGTGAGTCTGTAGATGGTTACGTTGGAGCTAATGTTAACGCAACACTAGCAACTACTAACTTTACTGCTGAGTACAGAATTTACCAAGACCTTGAATTTGAAGATGAATTAGGTGAAGTTTCATTTGATTTAGACTCTGTAACTGTTTCGGTAACAGAAAGAAAATTAAGAGCTACTTGGTCTCCAGAACTTGCACAAGACGTTAGTGCGTTCCATAACATTGATGCAGAAGCTGAATTAACAGCTCTATTATCTGAAGAAGTTGCGGCTGAGATAGACCGTGAGATTCTTAAAGATTTAAGAGCGGCAGCATCTTGGACATTAAGATGGGATTACAACGGATGGAAACGTTTCCAAGCGGGACAAGCTCCTTATACTCAAAAAGACTGGAATCAAACTCTGATTACTGCTATTAACCAAATTTCAGCACAGATTCACAAATCTACGTTGAGAGGTGGTGCTAACTGGATTGTTTGTTCATCTGAATGTTCTGCAATATTTGATGACTTAGAATACTTCCACGCTTCAAACGCAGCTCCAGACCAAGACCAGTACAATATGGGTATTGAGAAGATTGGAACATTATCAGGTAGATATACTGTATATAGAGACCCTTACTTCCCAGCTAACAAAGTGTTAATTGGACATAAAGGAACATCTTTATTAGACACAGGATATATTTACGCTCCTTATGTACCATTACAACTTACACCAACAATGTATAATCCATTTAACTTTGCACCAATCAAGGGTATCATGACTAGATACGCTAAAAAGGTGGTTAACAATAGATTCTATGGAGCTATTACAATTGACGGTGTTAGAACGTTTGACATTAGAGAACTTAGATAGTCTTAAGTTTTATATATTAATAAAAAAAGCCCCTTCTGGGGCTTTTTTTTATGCCCACAAGTTTGACATACCAATTATTTTCATTACTTTTTGTTCAAATAAAAGAAATATGAGCCAAATTAAAGTACTAGTAATACCAAGTGATAGAACGGGAGTCTCCAAATTTAGAAGTGTTGACCCACATCTAGCCTTACAAAATTTATATCCAGAAGATTTTTGGGTTGACATTGACTACGAACCACAATTAGAAAATGATGAATACTTAAAAAAATACGATATCATTCATTATCACAGAACATTATCACCTAATTACGACTTATCTAAAAAAGTCGCTCCTAGGTTAAAAAAGTTAGGGATAGTCAGTATTATGGATTTGGACGATTATTGGTTACCTACAATAGACCATCCAGCTCATATGATGGTAAAACAAAATAATTTAGATAAATTAATTGTAGAAAATTTAAAATTAGCTGAACATGTTAATACAACAACACCAATCTTCGCTGACGAAATAAGGAAACTAAACCCATCAGTGGAGGTTTTCCCTAATGCTGTTGACCCCAAAGAAAACCAATTCAAAATTGACACACCAGATTCTGATAGGTTAAGGGTGGGTTGGTTAGGTGGTTCATCGCATATGGAAGATTTAAGAATACTATCCGGTGTTGTGGGAAAATTACAACCACATATGGATAAATTACAATTTGTATTGTGTGGTTTTGACACTAGAGGGAGTATAACTTTTATAGACCAGGCAACTGGTGAACAAAAACAAAGACCAATTGAACCACATGAATCTATATGGTACAAATATGAAGAAATTTTCACTAACAAGTTCAGTACTGTTTCACCAGAATACCATAAACACTTATTAAAATTTGTTGAGGAAGAATACGCTAATGAGGTTGATATGCCTTATAGAAGGGTGTGGACTAAACCTATTACCACATACGCTTCTAACTATAATAAATTCGATATAAGTCTTGCTCCGATTAAAGAGCATACATTTAATAGGGTTAAATCCCAATTAAAAGTTATTGAAGCTGGGTTCCATAAGAAAGCATTAATTGCTCAGAATTATGGTCCATACCAGATAGATTTAATAAGTGCCGCTAACCACGGTGGAGGATTTAATAATGAAGGTAACGCTTTATTAGTTGACACACATAAAAACCACAAAATGTGGGATAAACACATAAAAACTTTACTACTTAACCCTTCTTTAAGGGAGGATTTGGGGGAAAGACTATACGAATCGGTACAAAAGTACCATATAGATGTGGTTACTAAAAATAGAGCGGAGTATTATAAAATGCTCGTAGATAAAAAAAATAAACAATAAAAACTAAAAACTAAAAATATGTACTATCAAGCAATCGTAGCATTCGAGACAGGGGTAATCGACAGTGAAGGAAAACCCAAAGTTAAAAAATTTAAATATATCGTGGAATCAGAATCGGTTTTTGAGGCTAATAAAAGGTTATCTCATTATCTTTCAGAAGACACTAGAGACTCAGAAGTTATATCTGTCATCAAAGCACCATATGAAGATATTCTTCACCCACAACTAACACCTAACTACTACAATCAAAAATTAGGGTAATATTGTTTGATTTTACTGTTAAGATTTGTTAGTTTTATAAAGAACCAATAAACCTAAAACACTATGTCAGAGAATTTAAACAAACTACTATTTTTTCACATTGAAACAGCTGGAATAACTTCTAGTTTAAGTGAACTTGAAAACAAATACCCACTATTACACGATAGTTGGGAAAATAATGTGATACATTACATTAGAAAATGGTTTACGGAGGATGACAAATTATCGTCAGAAGAAGTTTTCGTAAAAAGAGCTGCAGGAATACCTGAATTTGCTAAAATTATATGTGTAAGTGCAGCATTCCTACAAACTGACAACACACCAAAAGTTGAGACCTGGTGTGATTTAGGTGAAAATCCGTTAGACGAAAAAGAAATTATTACTAAATTCAGAGGAATAGTTGAAAAAGTTGATAATTTAGGTTTTAAATTATGTGGACATGAGATAAAATCATTCACTATTCCATGTATAGCAAAAAGAATGCTTATCAATGGTCTAAAACCACCAAAAATATTCCCTAATCACGAAACTAAACCTTGGGAGATTAGAGCTATAGACACAAAAGATGTTTGGGGTTTTGCTTCCGGTAGGGGGTTGTACTCTTTAGGTGTTATAAGTTCAGCTATGGGAATAAAAACAGATGACCATCACGATTCTCAGTGGGAACGAAGTGATGCACACAAACTATATTGGGGAAAAGGGGATTTATTTAGAAAAAAAGAAATTAAAGAAAGGTGTGAAAAAAATCTTTTAGAGGTCATGAGGTTAATGTTAAAAATAAATTTATTGAAATAAGGTACTATGAATAATAACACTAATAAAAAAATGAAAAGTACTTTATCACAAATAGAAAGGTACGCAAACAGTAACTCAATAGACGAAACCCCATTGGAATTACCAAAAATTCTAGGAATAGACCTAGAAGAACTAGAAAACACTTCTTTTATAACTGATGAAGACATTCCAAGGATGGAGGTAAAGTATGTCAACACATCTAATAATCCAGACCCAGAATACGCACATAAAGACGATAGTGGTTTTGATTTAAGAGCATCAATACCAAACGATACTATGGTTATTCATCCAGGTAAAAGGAAATTAATTCCTACCGGCCTTTACTTTGAATTACCAGAGAATTATGAATTACAAGTAAGACCCAGAAGTGGTTTAGCTTTAAAACACGGTATAACAGTTCTTAATACACCTGGTACTGTTGATAGAAGTTATAGAGGTGAAATAAAAATTATCCTAATAAATTTAGGTGAAGACCCTTTTACTATTAATGATGGAGATAGGGTAGCTCAAGCAGTTTTAAATAACATTCTTAACACCAATTGGGCAAAATATATAAAAGTATCTAAACTAGAAAGTACTAACAGAGACGAAGGTGGTTTTGGTAGTACAGGAATAAAATAAAATTATGGGATTATCAGTAGTAGTAAGTACAAAACAAAGAGACGAGGAATACGTCAAACATCTAAAGTCCACATCAGGTTTAAAGGACATAGAAATTATCATTTATGAAAACCCTGGGAAATATTCTTTAACAGAATTATATAATAAAGGGTTAAAAGAGGCAAAAAATAATAATATTGTTTTTTGTCACGATGATTTAATAATAGAAACTAAAGGGTGGGCAAAGAAATTATTAAAGTTAAAACATAATAATCCAGATTATGGGATATTAGGTATAGCTGGAACAACGGAATTACCAGAAAATGGTATGTGGTGGACCAACTGGGCTAAAATGATGGGTAGTGTTTGGCATACACATGAAGGACGGACATGGCAGTCAAAATATTCAGGAATTTTTAAAAATGAAGTATTAGACGCTTTATTGGTAGATGGTTTATTCTTTTTAGTTGATAGAGATTTAATAAAAAAGAAATTTGATGACTATTTTAAGGGGTTTCATTTTTATGAGATAGATTTTTGTGTGTCTAATTGGTTAGCGGGTGTAAAAGTGGGTGTAAACTTTGAGGTTAAGGTTACCCATAAGTCAGTGGGTATGGTAAATGATGAATGGCACAGAAATAGATTTAAATTTGTTGGGAAACACTTTACCAAACTCCCGATAATACAAGAAGGGGGTTTAAAGTTTAACACTATAAAACCTATAAAAAATAATAAAGTAAAAGTTGGTGTTGTTGTTAATAGTGCCTTTGAGGAAGAAGAGTTAAAAAAATGCGTAGTAGACAATTGCACTTACAATAATGTAGTCTGGTTGGATAGACCTGAAGATGAGGAATGTGATTTATATGTGTTTTTTAATGAAACAGCACCATTAAATGATGTAATAACCGAGTTTGTTAAAATTTACACTAAAACAACAAATTGTGGGGTCATCACGTCAAGAACTCACGTAAAAGATAATAGTATAATCGCGAACGGTATCGACTTAATAGCTAAAGACGGAAAATTAGTTATAAATAAAAACTCATTAGGTAGTTTTTATAATTTTGGTGGTGGTTATAAAACAAATACTGTTGGTTCACAAGGGTACATTATGGCTTTAAGTAAACGAGCTTTAAAAACTATACAGGACATAGGTACGGATGTTACAAATCCAGCTTCTGGGTTCCTAATAGGGTTAAGTTTGATTAAAAATGGTTATGTTAATGTACACTCTGAAGAATCTTGTGGTAGATTATTAGATGAATATGAGGAGTTAAGAGACAATCCAGATTTAGGTCACGTAAATCAGTTACTAGGGACTTATGATTATAAACGATTTATTAAAAAAACGCAGAATGAACAACAAAAGTAAAATAGGTTTAGGACTTGTAACATATAAAGCTGAACATAGAATATTACAGAGTGCTATTACAGTACCTGACTGGATAGAAAATTTTGTCATAGTTAATGATGGTACCCCATATAACCCAGAATCGTACCCAAAAAAAGCCCATATAATACAACACGAAGTAAATGAGTGTGTTGGCAAGAGTAAAAGTGACGCTATAAATTACTTAATATCAAAAGGGTGTGAACACATTTTTATAATGGAAGATGACGTATTGATAAAAGATGATTCTGTGTTTGAAAAATATATAGAAGCTTCAGAAGCTAGTGGTATTAAACATTTAAGTTACGCTCTACAAGGTCCTGCTAATAGAAAAGATAGTAAGGGTTTTTCTACACTAGAAGAAAGAGCAGAAACAGATAATTTAAACGAACCAAACCCAAAGACAGTCCTATATTACGATGATACAAAAATAGCTTTATACCCTAATTCGGTAGGAGCTTTTTGTTATTACCACAAAGATGTTATCGATAAAGTTGGGGTGTTTGACCCAATATTTAAAAATGCTTGGGAGCATGTGGAACATAGCTACCAATGCTATAAAAATGGTTTTTGTCCAGAATTCTGGTGGTTTCCGGATATCTGGGAAAGTTGGTTATATCTAGAAGATATAGAGAACTGTATAACAGAGAGTACAATCTCACACACACCAGAATGGCACTTAAATTATAATGTAGGTGCAGAACACTATAAAAAGAAACACGGTCATTACCCAACAGGGGCACCACAGGTAGATATTGATACGGTGGTTAGGACATTAAAAAAAATTAAAAAAGAACACGCAAAATGAAAAAAGTAGATTTATCCGATGTTTGTTTTTTGGTACACGTAAGAATAGATACTGTTGCCAGACAACAAAATTTAGAGATTATACAAGAATTTTATAGGAAATATGCTGATAACACACAGTTTATTTTTATAGAGGACGACGCTGAACAAAAAATAACAGAGTCAATTACCTTAACAGAAAATGATAAATATATATTCCATGAAAACGATGGGATATATGTTAGACCTAAATGTTATAATATAGCTTCTAAGGAGACTGACAGACCTGTAATAGTCTCATTAGATACGGATATAATCATTCATCCTAAATATATGAAGATGACCGCTGATAGGTTAATAAAAGAAGATAATCTAGCGATTTGTTATCCGTACAACGGTTTATTTTTAAACCTATACGAACATACCAAAGAAGAGTTTATGGAAACTCTAGACTACGATGATTTAACAAAATATAAACCAGAATCTAAACAAGTTAATTATAGTAATGGTAAGGTTTTTGTTGGTCATTACGATAGTGTTGGTGGGTGTGTGTTCTTTAATCACGATAGATATAACAAATTTGGTGGATACAACCCAATGTTTAAAGGTTGGGGTTACGAAGATAACGAAATAACCATAAGAACAAGAGCTTTGGGTTATGATATTAGTAGAGTGATGGATGAAGACGCTATACTATTTCATCTTCCACATGACGGTCCAGGACAGTCACCAAAAGCTACACACGAGTTCTACCAAAGTAATGCACAGTTATCAGTTATGACTGAAACTATGACTAAAGAACAAATGGAGGAATTCATAAAACAATGGGAAGTGTAATATGGTAACAAGTACAGGAATAAAGAATTTTAAGTTAGGTAACTCATTATTTAATCTTGCTACAGCTATTGGGATTGCTGAGGCAAATAATGATGTGGTTGTATTACCAGAAGATTATAGGTTTGCTCCATTTTTTAACATACCTAAAGAATGGTTAAAAAAAGATATTAGTTTTGTGGTTGAGGAGGGTGAAGGTCCTTTCCATTACACACCTATACCATACACTAAGGATATGAATATAAATGGGTATTTCCAGAGTGAAAAATACTTTAAACACGCTAAAGATAAAGTACAAGAAATTATAACTGTGACAGAGGATGTTAAGAGGGGTATACAAGACCAAATTAATATAATTCGTTCAGAATATACAATATCTTTACATGTAAGAAGAGGTGACTACCTAAATTATCCAAACATACACCCAACCCCAAATCAGGACTACTATAAAGAAGCGATAGAATATATCGTTAATGAAACAAAAAAAACAGATATTGAAATATTTGTATTTTCTGATGATATTCTGTGGTGTGTGAATAACTTATTTAGTTTAGCTAAGATAAATGGGATTAAAAAAGTTAATTTTGTTAGTGATAATGAAAATTATGAAGACTTACATTTAATGTCCATATGTAACCATCAAATTACAGCAAATAGTAGTTTTAGTTGGTGGGCAGCGTGGTTGAATACCAATAAAGATAAAATTATTGTTTCACCAAATAACTGGTTTGGCCCACAAGGACCAGACCCTAAAGATTTAGTACCGGAAACATGGAAGAAAATATAAATTTACATCAAGCAAGAGTATTTGGGATTGGAGGCAGCGACGAACCATCCCAAAATTTCCCTAAATACAATAAAAAAGTTTGTATATATTGGGACCATATGGATTTGAATAATCAGGATTTTAAAGATGCTGATATAAGGATACATATACAAACAGAACCAGAAGCATATAGGAGGTTGAGTCCTACTAGTGCAACCAATGATTTGTTATTACAAAATCAAGACCTATTTGATATTATACTAACTTGGGACCCGATTTTACTAGAACAAATACCACACACTAAACCATTTCCATTCGGTACGTGTTGGGTGGATTCTGGGTATGAATTTAAAAAGGAGTTTGCTTTATCTTTTTTACCCGGAGCTAAAAGAATGGAGATATTCCCAGGACATAAACTTAGATATGAGGTTTTACCACAGTTAAATAATTTAGCGAACCAACAATCACTACCAGACACATTAACACCTAATGGGTTAAAGTATCGTTTATTCCCACCTACGAGTTACCTACCTAAAAAAGACCCTATTTTTGATGGGTACCAGTTCTCTATTATAGTAGAAAATTGTGATACAGATAATTGGTTCACAGAAAAGTTGGTGGATTGTATCGCGTCAAAGACAATACCTTTATATTGTGGAGCACCTAATATTGGTGAGTACTTTAATATTGATGGGATAATACCTTTTAGTAGTTGGCCAGAATTATATGAAATAATTAATAAACTAACTCCAGAAACTTACGATTCTATGAAGGAAGCAATAGAAGATAACTATGAAAGACATTTTAAGTACTCTGATTTTTGGGAAAGAGTTAGGGGTGAAGTGGAAGAAATATTATAATGAAAGTATCAATTTGTATACCATCATATGAAGCTAATGGACGAGGTGTTGAGTTTTTAGAATACAACTTTAATCTATTTGAAAAGCAAACACATAAGGATATAGAGGTTGTCATATCTGACCATAGTCAAAATGACGACATAAAAGATTTGTGTGTTAATTGGGCCGGAAGATTAGACATAAAGTATGTTAAAAACTTAGAAAATAGAGGTAATTCTTCTGCTAATAGTAATGTAGCTATGAAGAACGCTTCTGGAGATATAATAAAAATCCTATTCCAAGACGATTTTATTATTGATGAAACTAGTATAGAAAAAACCGTTAAGGGTTTTGAAGACGAAACGGTAAAATGGTTAGCGTCAGCTTGTAAGCATTCAAGTGACGATGTCCATAACCTACATAGCCCATTCCATCCAAGGTTCCATAAGAATATTCAATACGGTGAAAATACTATGAGTTCACCTAGTGTTATATCTATTAGAAATCTTAAAGAAAAACCTTATTTTGATGAAAATCTAATATGGTTAATGGACGTGGAGTATTATAAACAATTACATGACGTATTTGGTGAACCAGGTATAGTCAATGAATATACTGTTGTAAATAGAGGTTGGGGGAACCAAGTATCAAACAGTATTGTTACACAGGAAATAAAAATAAATGAATTAAATTACGTATTAAAAAAACACCCTAATGAAGATAGCAGTTATAACGTCCGTATTTGGTAACGTACAACAATTACGAACACCACAAACAAAATGGCATGGTGTAGATTATTATGCCTATGTAGATAAAGAGCACCCATGTGAAGTGTGGAATCAAATAATTTCACCTGATTTTACTATAGATAAACAATTTACTGGTAGAAGAAACGCAAAAATATATAAGATAATGCCTCATGTTTTTTTACCAGATTATGATTATCATATATGGATGGACCCCACACATGATATTATATCAGACCCTAAAGAATTTTGTGAGACTTATTTAAAAGATAATGATATAGCACTATTTAAACACCCAGAAAGAGACTGTCTTTACGATGAGGCAAAAACATTAATAGAACTTACTGAGGGACCTGGTGGTGACTATGATAGTTTAGATAATATTCATAGGCAGTTGGACTTCTATAATGAGGAAGGGTTTCCTAAAGATTTTGGGTTATTTGAGTTGTCAGCTAGTATAAGAAAAAACACACCACAAATACAGGTCATGAATTTAAAATGGTGGGAAATTATATGTAGGTTCTCTTCTAGAGACCAGATAAGTTTACCCTTTGTTTTAAATTCTTTAAATATCGACGTAAAAGTACTACCAGGATTTGCTAACAATGGTTTAAGGCAGAACCCTATAATTCCACAACTATACTATAAAGGATTTTAATATGCCAATATCTAGAGAAAATAATTTAATATTTGTACACATTCCTAAGAATGCTGGTACAAGCATCCAAGAAACTTTTAAAATGGAACAAGCGGGTGGACACCAAACATCACAACAAATGAGAAATGAAAACCCTGAACTTTGGGGTGATGGTAGTTCTTTTTGTGTGGTCAGAAATCCATGGGATAGAATGGTATCCAATTACTACTATTGTATAGCAGAAAAAAGTTTCTGGTTTGATGTTAATAACAGTACTGAAAAATGGGAATTAGCTGACGGTACTGAAGTGGACGGAAAACCTCAACACCCACTGTATAATCACGTAAAAAGTGCTGGAAGTTTTGAGGCGTGGATGGAGATATTTTACACTAGGGGTTATATGGGTAAAACTGGTCCAGAATTTTGGGCTACACAGAATAGGGGGTACGATAACCAATACGATTATTTGATAGATGAAGACGGTAAAATAATGGTAGACCACGTATTAAGGTATGAAAATCTAAATGAAGACTTTAAAAAGTTTTCAGATAAAGTAGGATTACCTAATGTTGAATTACCAACATTAAACCAAAGTAAGAAAGTGGATTATAGGGATGTACATACACCACGTACAAGAGAAATAACATATAATGTCTATAAGAAGGAGATAGAATTATTAAATTATAAATTTTAAGATATGTGTAGTTTTATATTTAGTGCAAAAAAAGAATTAAGTCCAGAACAGTTGGGTAGAGCTAATTTTTACCCACAATTTAGAGGACCAGATAAGACTAATGCTGTAAAGTTATCGGGTCTTATGTTTTTACATAATCTATTAAGTATAACCGGAGAGTTTACCACCCAACCATTCGTAGATGATGATGTTATTTGTCTATATAATGGGGAGATATACAACTATAAAGATTTTGGTGATTATAAATCTGATGGTGAATGCCTAATTTCATTATATAGAGAACACTCGTTCGATTTTGTTAAAAAATTAGATGGTGAGTTCGCTATAGTATTAGTTGACCTAAAACAAAGAAAAGTCCTATTCTCCACAGACACATTTAAAACCAAACCAATTTTTTATTCTAGTGGTTTAGGTAATTTGGGTTGTGCGTCGTACAGTAGTGGTTTGGCTGGACTAGGTCACCAGAATGTGCAAAAGATGGAACCAAACACAGCAAAAGTTTTTGATTTAGATTTAATGATGGAGATAAAAACTTTTAAGGTTAAAGAATTTGATTTAAATCAACATAAAGATGATTTTAAAGACTGGAGAAAAGCATTTAAAAAATCTATAGAGAAAAGAACATACAATCTTAGAGAAAGGATTTTTATTGGTCTTAGTAGTGGTTACGATAGTGGTGCTATCGCTTGTGAATTAATAAAACAAGATGTACCATTTAAATCTTATACGGTAATGGGTACTGAAGATAGGGGCATTATAGAACAAAGAAAATTAAAACTAAAAGAAAATACAGAATTTCAAGAATTATTCAGACACCCTAAAGAATTGAATGACGCTCACAACTACATCCAAAAAAACACAGAAGAATTTAAGTATGTTACATACTCAAACTCCAGTGACTATAACGAATATTACCTATCATTAATAGATGATAATGGAGCAAACTCATTATCGTTATTATGTAATTACGCTATTGGTGATGGTAAAAAAATTCTGTTGTCAGGGATGGGAGCAGATGAATTATTTTCAGATTATGGTTTTAATGGGGTTAAAAAATACAATCACAGTAACTTTGGTGGTCTTTACCCACAAGACCTGACAAGTATTTTTCCATGGCCTAGTTTTTTTAATAGTAGTATGGAGTCATATTTGGCAAAAGAAGAATATGTGGCTGGAGCCTATGGAATAGAAACAAGATACCCATTTTTAGATGTGGATGTGGTACAAGAATTTTTATGGTTAAAACCAGAATTAAAAAACAGATATTATAAATCTGTTTTACACGACTACCTAAGTCATAACAACTACCCATTTAAGGAAGGAGAAAAAATAGGGTTTTAGTGACTTTATTAAAATATTTTAATACATTTTAAATATGAAAGAAAAAAGCATAGACATAATTATCACCACATATAATAGACCAGATAGGTTAACACAGATAGTTAACAATTTATCACAACAAACCAACATGGACTTTAATTTGATAATAAATGATGATGGGGGTAAGGACAGAATAAACCCATCAGACTTCCAAGTTATAACAAAATATATTTGGAACGAAGATATTGGTTACCATAGGGTTGGTAGATTTAATGAATCCGTAGCGATGTGTGTGTCACCATACATAATATTATTGGATGATGATTGTATACCACATTATAGAGATTTTGTACAGTCACATTTAGACACATTAAAAGATTTTGACGCATGTAGGGGAATAGTACAATTCCCTGATGGTGCCCGTGCTAATTCTTGGTTTAGTACTGCTAATTTAGGTATAAGAAAATCAGTAATAGATAAAATAGGGTTATTTGACCCTGAGTTTGATGGTCATTATGGTCATGAAGACCAAGATTTAGGTAATAGGATTAAAGAGAATAACTATAGTGTTACAATGGATGTGGAACTTACTAGAGCTGACCACGGAATAGAAATTTACGCTGACGGTGATAGGTCTGATGCTATAATAGGTCATAATACAAGATACTTTATTAAAAAATGGGGATATGACCCAAGATAATATGAAAACAATAATACCATACGTTACTAGCGGTTTAGGGAACAGATTAAGATGTGTAGCATCTTGTTATGTTATTTCACAAGAAACTGATAGGGAATTAAAAATATACTGGGACAATCTAATCCCTAATGGTTGTCTAGCTAAACTAGATGAACTTTTTGAGAATGAATTACAAACAATAAGTTTAGAAGAGTTAAAAGAATTAAAAAATTATAAAATGTGCATCAACAAATATGATGCTGATAGGGAAGATTGGGAGTTTAAAAACGATACATTACGTAATCTTACTGATTTGTATGGTGCTGATGGAAAACATTCATACACTCACGATGACCAACAAGAAAATATTCTAGTCTTTAATATAAGTTTTTTAGAAGGTGTAAATTTAGAAAAGAGTCATGATTTTATTAGGTCACTAAAACCCATAAAATCGATACAAGATAATATAGATAAGATTAAAAATGATTTAGGACTATCTAAAGATGTTATTGGTATACACGCAAGAGGTACTGATTTTCTAGACTCAAGTGTTGATGCTTATATGAAAAATATGTTACCGTATTTAGAAAAAAACCCTAACCAGAAGTTTTTCATATCCACTGAAGACCCAGAAATGGAAAAAACAATTGTTAATTCTTACCCTAACAACGTTTTATTTAGGAAAAAAGAAAATTATATAATTAAAGAAGATGAAACTGTTTCATGGTTAAACCATAACAATTTCTACATAACTAAAGACCACGCACAAGAAGCTGTGGAAGACATGTTCTTATTAGCGGAAACAACAATAGGGATATACGATAACAGAAGTACATTCGCTGAATTAGCTATTATACTATCACAAAGATAAAATTGAAAATATAAAAATGGAAACATACTACTCTAAACAAGAACCAACAAAATTATTACATATAATAAATAGGCTAAGTGATATTACCACACCTAGAAATAATGTGATACCAGAAAATCACTTTCTTCAGTTAGCAACTATGAAGTTACAAGGTGGACAAACTTTTAAAGCACACTACCACTTCTTTAAAGATACACCAACAGACAAAGTTATCGCTCAAGAATCTTGGGTGGTAATTAAAGGTAAAGTAAAATGTATATTTTACGATATAGACCATGAAATATTATGTACACCCATCTTAGAAGCTGGTGATTGTTCCATTACATTAGAAGGGGGACACACCTATGAAATTCTAGAGGATGATACGGTAGTTTATGAGTATAAAACAGGCCCATATGAAGGGCAAGAATTAGATAAAACATTTATAAAATAATAAAATATGAAATCAGATATAAAATTAAATTTAGGTTGTGGTTGGAGAAATTTTGGCCCAAGTTGGGACCACATAGATGGTGGTGATTACCCACATTTAAAATCAAGAGATATTTTCAGTTTACCTTATGAGGATGAAAGTGTTTCCTTAATATATTCTTCTCACGTTATAGAGTATTTTGACAGGGATGAAATAAATGCACTATTAACTGAATGGAAAAGAGTTTTAATACAAGGAGGTCACTTACGTTTGGCTGTACCAGACTTTACTAACATGTCAGCACTATATTCTAATGGTAATTTAGAATTAAAAGACATACTAGGTCCTTTATACGGTAAGATGACAATGGACGAAGAAACAATATACCATAAAACGGTGTACGATTTTAAAAGTCTTAAAGGGGTGTTAGATAAACTGGATTTTGATGGGATAGCTAGATATGATTGGAGAAAAACCGAACATTCTGACTTTGATGACCACTCCCAAGCTTACCTACCACATATGGATAAAGAACACGGAACATCAATAAGTTTAAATGTTCAGTGTCAAAAGAGGCACATAATGAAAAAAAGATAGATATGAGTTTTGAGGTTATAAAAACATTTGAAGATAAGATTGCGGAATTTTTTGGTTCACCGTATGCGGTAGCGGTAGACTGTTGTACTCATGGGGTGGAACTTTGTCTAAGACGTGATAAAGTAAAAACCATTAATGTACCACATAGAACGTATCTATCAATCCCATTCCTATCCAATAAATTAGGGATAAATTTAAAATGGAGAAATGACGATTGGGTAAATTATTATTATTTAAACCATAATATAATAGACGCTGCGGTACTATGGGAAAAAGATAGTTATATTCCCGGTACGTTTATGTGTGTCAGCTTCCAATTTAAAAAACACTTAAGTTTAGGTAGGGGTGGTGTGATATTAACTGATAGTAAAGACGCGGCATTAAAACTAAAAAAAATGTCTTATGATGGTAGGGTTCCTGATGTACCATGGACGAAACAAAATATAGACACTATTGGGTACCATTACTACATGACACCAGAAACAGCAGCCTTAGGTTTGAAAAAGTTACCTGAGGCTATTAAAATTAAACCAAAACAATGGGTAGTCGAAGACTGGCCAGATTTAACAAAAATGGAGATATTCAAATGAAAAAAGCATTTATAACAGGAATAGCAGGACAGGACGGTAGTTACTTAGCGGAGTATCTACTAGAATTAGGTTACGAAGTACATGGGATAGTTAGAAGAAATTCTACAGCCGAGAACCAAGATACAAGGATTGTACACCTAGAAGATAAAATACATACGTACTATGGGGACTTATTGGACCAAGGTGGTATAGAAAGATTACTGGATGAAATACAACCAGATGAGATATATAATTTAGCTGCTCAAAGTCATGTAAGAATTAGCTTTGACATACCACAATTTACAGTACAAACAAATGCAATGGGTGTACTTAATATGTTGGAGGCATATAGAAGAAGTTGTCCAGATTCAAAATTCTACCAAGCAAGTAGTTCAGAAATGTTTGGACTAACTGTGGATGAAGACAAATCCCAAAGAGAGACAACGGTCATGAACCCAGTTTCCCCATATGGGTGCTCAAAAGTTTTTGGGTATAATATGATTAGGAATTATAGGAGAGCTTATAAATTACACGCAACTAACGGTATTCTATTTAATCATGAATCACCTAGGAGGGGTAGTAATTTTGTAACTAATAAAGTCGTAAAAGCGGCCGCAAGAATAAAATTAGGTTTACAAGATAATTTAGAATTGGGTAATATGGACTCTTTTAGAGACTGGGGACATTCTTGGGATTATGTAAGAGCGATGCATTTAATGATGCAACACGATGAACCAGGAGACTGGGTAGTATCAACTATGGAGACACACTCTGTTAGAGAAATGTGTGAACTAGTGTTTAAATATTTAGATTTAGATTATGAAGACTACATCGAACAGAATCCTAAATTTATGAGACCAGAGGAACTACCGTACTTAAAGGGTGACTCAACTAAAATTAGAACTGAGTTGGGTTGGGAACCTAAATACACATTTAAAATGTTAATGGAAGAGATGGTTGATTATTGGTTGGTGTATTATTCTAAAAACAATTAATTATGAAACTATTAGTAACTGGTGGTAATGGTATGGTTGGTTCTACTATAGATGCGGATGTCACATTTGCTTCTAAAGAGTGCGATTTAACTAATTTTGATGAAACTTTAGCGTTTTTTAAGAAACACTCACCGGAGGCTGTGATTCATTGTGCTGGAAAAATAGGTGGTGTCGGAATCAACTCTAAATTAAAAGGTGAATTCCTTTATAAGAATACTATGATTAATACTAATGTACTAGAGGTTTCTAGGTTAGTTGGGGTTAAAAAATTAGTATGTTTATTATCTACATGTATTTTCCCAGTGAACGCAAACTATCCATTAACTTCCGACCAGATACATTCAGGAGAACCACACCCAACAAGTTTAGGGTATTCATATTCTAAAAGATTAGCTGAAGTACAGATTAGAACATATAGAGAACAGTATGGTGTGAATTATGTTTCTATAGTACCGTGTAACATATATGGGCCTAGGGATAATTTTAAGATTGATGAGGGTCACGTAGTCCCATCTTTAGTACACAAATGTTACCTAGCGAAAAAAAATAACACACCATTGAAAGTTTGGGGGACAGGAAAACCCCAAAGAGAGTTACTATACTCACAAGATGCTGGTGACATATCTATGTGGGCTTTAAATAACTACGATTCCCCAGAACCACTAATAACCTCAACATCTACCGAATACTCAATAAAAGAACTTGTTGAGACAATAGTTGACGTTATGGATTTTAAAGGTGATATTTTATGGGAAACAGATAAGACAGATGGACAATTCAGAAAACCTAGTGATAATACCAAGTTTACCGAGTTGAATCCAGATTTTAAATACACACCATTAAGAGAAGGTGTAGAAAAAACCGTAGAATGGTTTATAAAAAATTATAATTATGCAAGAAAATAAAATTAAAAAAGCAGTAGTTACCGGAGGAGCTGGATTTATCGGTTCAAATATGGTAGATAGGTTAGTGGATATGGGGGTACAAGTTACCGTAATAGATAATCTATCCACAGGTAAAAGAGAAAATATTAATTCAGCTGCGTATTTTTGGGAACAAGATTTAGTTACAGCCGAAGTAGAAACTATAAGTGAATATCTAGAAGATGTTGACGCGGTATTCCATTTTGCCGCCATGGCAAGAGTACAACCCTCGATTGAAGACCCAGTAATGTTTAACGAAAACAATGTTACTGCTACTCTAAAGTTATTGAAAGCTTGTGCAGACTCAAAAGTAAAAAGATTTGTACTATCGTCTTCGTCATCAATATACGGAGACGCGGAAGTAATGCCAACATCAGAAGAATTACCTAGAAACCCAATGTCACCATATGCAGCACAAAAGATGATTTGTGAAGACTATTGTAAATTGTTTAGTGATGTGTACGGGTTAGATACGGTATGTTTAAGGTACTTTAATGTGTATGGTGATAGAATGACAAGAGAAGGGGCATACTGTACAGTTTTGGGTATATGGGCAGGTCAAGTAGAAGAAGGTAAAAATATTACAATAACAAATGATGGGGAACAGAGAAGGGATTTTACATATGTAGGTGATGTTGTAAACGCTAACCTATTATCGGCAACACATACAGACAAACTTAATGGTGGGGTTTATAATGTTGGGAACTCTGATAACGTCACCATAAATGAGTTAGCAGTTTTATTTGAACATCACACTAATAGTCATGTAGAATATATAGGTGATAGGTTAGAACCAAAAGCAACTTTAGCGGACATAAGTAAAATTAAAAATAAGTTGGGTTGGAAACCAAACGGAGATGTGAAAAAATGGGTTAAAAACTTCGTAAAAGAATTAAAAAATGGTAGTGAAAAAACCACAACCAAAACTGTAGAATTAGAATATGAATTATGGGATATGGTAAGTTATGGTCACGGAGAACCATTAGTTCCTTTTAGTTTAATTTGTAGAGATGAAAGATTTGAAATAATATACATGAAGTTTTTAGATAAGATAAAAACCTCACCTTGTATTATAACCACAAAAAACAATTAAAGATGACTAAATTAGTTGGTGATACTATAAGTAAAAAAGACATGGCTGTTTTAGCTGAGTGGTTAACAGGTGGTGATGAGGTACCTAGGTTAACTAAAGGGCCTTTAACTGTAAAGTTTGAAAAAAAATGGGCAAAAAAGTTAGGAACCAAATACAGTGTATTTGTTAATTCTGGTTCCTCAGCTATATTATTAATGTTGTACGCTTTAAAAACTAGTGGTAGGTTAAAAAACGATAAAATCATAGTACCTTCACTATCTTGGGTAACAGACGTTTCTTCTGTCATGCAGTTAGGTTTACAACCAATACTATGTGATTCTAATATGGAAGACCTATCTGTGGATTTAGGGCATTTAGAGGAGTTATTCATAAAAGAAACCCCGACATGTTTATTATTAGTTACAGTGTTAGGTCTAGTACCTGATATGACTAAAATAGTAGAACTGTGTGATAAGTATGATGTAACACTTTTGGAGGACACATGTGAAAGTATGGGGTCTAAATTTAAAGGTGATTATTTAGGTACCGCAGGACTTATGTCTTGTTTTTCTTTATATTACGGACACCATTTATCTACCATTGAGGGTGGATTAATAAACACAGATGACAAAGAGATATATAACATTCTTTTAGCTTTAAGAAGTCATGGGTGGGATAGAGATTTATCCACAGAAGACGCTAAAGAATTAAGTGATGAATGGGACGTATCACCTGAAAATAAAGCTTATACTTTTTATTACCCTGGGTTTAACCTTAGAGCTACAGACTTACAGGCTTTTTTAGGGTTAAGACAATTAGATAAATTAGATAACTTTAGTGTGGTTAGAAAAAGTAACTTTGATTTGTATAAGAAAAAAATTAATAATAATATGCTTAACTTAAGGGTTGATAAATCTGATTTTATATCCAGCTTTGCATATCCTATAGTTAATAGGAATAGGTCTAAGATTATGGAAGTAATGACCAAAGAAGGGATAGAAGTTAGACCACTTATAGCTGGTTCTATGGGTAGGCAACCTTTTTGGTTAAAACATTATGAGATGCCAAAACTACCAAACTGTGACTTATTACACGAATTTGGGTTCTATATACCAAATCACCAAGATTTAAAAACGGAGGAAATAAATAAAATATGTAAAATAATAAACGACTATGGGGACATTTTATGAGGATTCAGTAAATAATAGAAAAGTTACGATAGCATCGTATCCACGTTCTGGGAGTAACTGGTTATGTTATTGTATAGAAAGATTAACAGATTTAGTGATTATAGGGTCAGACGACTCTGAAGAAAGAGGAGCGAACATAACCCAATCCAACCCAAAGGCTGTTATACATAAAACACATGGTAACGGTACTGATTTTTGGGGTACATTCCCTGGTGAAAATGAAGGGTATTTCTTAATTGTTAGGAACCATAAAGAATGTATTGTAAGACATCGTAGAATTGATGACCAACCAATACCGATTAATTTGGTATTAAACGATTTACAAGGACTACCTTTATCTGACCAAGAAAATACGGATTACTTAGCAATGTTAGAGTTATATGATTTATACCTTGGACCAAAAATATTAGTTTATTATGAAGATTTTATAATGAACCCAAAAGAAGAATTATTGAAAATAGTAGAATGGTATAAACAATTTGGTGGTAAGTTTAATAAAGAAGATATAGATAATTTCGTAGAGGATATTAAAGACCACAAAAAGAAATCGTTAGATAGGTACGTAGGTATCCATCTAGGTGTAGCAACAGGGGGTGACCCTGATAAACTTAGGTACCAATCCGGGCCAGGGCATAGAAAAGAACACCAAGGAAAAGACGGGAATGTTTTACCCGATACATGTCAACAGATTGACGATTATATAATAAATAAAAGACCGGATATATATGATAAATATTTAAAAAGATTTGAGTATGATGGATACAAATAAGAAAAAAGCTTTAATAACAGGGATTAACGGACAAGATGGTTCATATCTAGCAGAGTTGTTATTAGAAAAAGGGTACGAAGTTTGGGGTATGTTAAAAAGAAATTCTGTAGCTGAGAATCAGACTGCAAGGATACCAGATAGTATATATAAAAAATTAAATTTAGAATATGCTGACATGACTGACATGGCTTCAATATGTAAAGTATTGGGTAAATCAAAACCAGATGAGGTGTATAATCTAGCAGCTCAATCACATGTGAGGATAAGTTTTGACCAACCAAAATACACTTTAGAAAGTATAGGTGCTGGTACATTAAATTTACTAGAATCCATTAAATTAGTTTGTCCTAAGGCTAGGGTATATCAAGCATCATCATCAGAAATGTTTGGTAACAGTATTGATAGTGATGGGTACCAAAGAGAAACAACACCGTTAAACCCAGTTTCACCATATGGTTGTGCTAAAGTATACGCACATAACATATGTAAAAATTATAGAAACTCTTACGGTATGTTTGTGTCTAATGGTATTCTGTTCAATCACGAATCACCAAGAAGAGGAACTAATTTTGTAACAAATAAAGTGGTTAAAATAGCTGTAGAGATTAAATTAGGTTTGACCAATGAGTTAAAATTGGGTAATATGAAAGCTAGTAGAGATTGGGGACACGCGAAAGACTATGTTGAAGCGATGTGGTTGATGTTACAACAAGATACACCAGATGACTTTGTATGTTCCACAGGGGTATCTCACACAGTCCAAGACTTGGTTGAGTATGTTTTTAACTCACTAGAACTAGATTGGGAAAAATATATTAAAACAGATAAAAGGTTTTTAAGACCAGAAGAACTAGAACACTTAAAAGGTGATTGTTCTAGAGCGAAAGAAATGTTAGGTTGGGAACACAAATACACATTTGAAACAATGTTAGATGAAATGATTGAATATTGGTTAGAGTATTACGAAAAATAATAATTAAATTATAAATAAATTTTAATGGGAAAAAGGAGTAAAAAATTAAGTAGTGAAGAACAACAAGAAGTAGAAGCTTGGATTTATCAAAACAACACTCAGGAGACTAGAATGACAGACACTATGACAGTAAATGTTAAGTGTAAAACTGAAAACCAAAAAGCTTTAGTTAACTCTATAAAGGTGAATGAAGTAACCATATGTTCTGGTCCAGCGGGAAGTGGTAAGACATTTTTAGCGTGTGCTGAAGCATTGAAATTAATAAAAAGATACGCTAAATACAAAAAGATTGTAATTGTAAAATCAGTAACTACTTTAAAAAATGAAGAGATTGGGTTTTTAAAAGGTGGTTTAAGGGAGAAGATGGAACCATTTATGTTCTCTTTTGTGCATAACTTTGAAAAGATAGTTGGACAGGCGATAACCTCTAGATTAAGAGAATTAAAGACTATTGAGGAGATGCCTATAGCTTACATGAGGGGTATCAACCTAGACAGGTCAATAATAATTGTAGATGAAGCACAGAATATATCACAAGAAAATATGAGAACTATAATGACTAGGTTAGGTAAGGACTCTAAAATGATATTTTTAGGTGATGAAAGACAACAAGACTCTAAAGGTGGTAACGGGTTAACCTTCTTAATGGAACACTTTGCTGAATTAGAGGAAATAGGGTGTATCCAATTCGACAAGTCAGACGTTGTTAGGAATCCACTAATAGCTAAAATAGAAAGAGTTTTTGATTCTTTACAAAATAATAAAAAATCTTAATTTAGAAGTATGAGAATATCAATAAGTATAAATGGTGTATTGAGGGACGTATTAAAAAAGATGGCCGAAACGTATGAAAAATACACACAAAAAGAATGTAAAAAAGATATAACCTCAACGGATAACCTATTAGACGTGTTTGACTTTGCTACTGAGGAAGAATTATTTGAATTTATATATGTTGAATGCCCAATGGAAATATTTGGTGCAGGTACAGAAGCAGAAAAACATGTATTTAATAGTTTAAATGAGTTCTATAAGGAAAAAAGAGAAGATTATGACATTTATCTAGTTTCAGATGAAATTGAAAAATCTAAACCAGCTACATTATTTTTCCTAGCTAAATACGGTGCTTTGGTAGAAAGAATTGAGTTTTATACGATACAAACAATAGACGATTTGTGGGATAGAACAGATATATTTATTACAGATAATAAATTAATCTTGAATAAAAAACCTGAGGGTAAGTTATCTATAAAAATAGATAAACCTTACAATAAAGATAGTGAATCCGATATTACTTTGGATTACTTTAAAGATATATTAAAGTTAGAAGATGACAGATTTAAACAAGTATAATTTAGAAGATACATTTAGTTTAGGTATTGCTGGGGCACATTTTTATATAGATTTTGAGGAACTTGAAAATCTAATAAGGATAGTAGAACAGAACAAGACTAAAGACGAAGATGGTGTCCCTATAAGTGGTTACGAGATTAATGCCCCTCGTTATGAGATACTAAGGATGATGATTGATACTCTTTTAACGTCTATTGAAGAATTAGATGAAGATATGGGGTCTTATAGCTTGAAAAATCTAACAATTCCCTTTAAACTTGCATTCAACACATTATCACATTATAAAATAATAAAAGAAAAAAATTAAAAAATGGAGCAAACAGAACAATTACAAAAGATGCAACAAGCAATCGCTTCACTAGAAGCTCAAACGTTTAAAATATTTATTTTAACACAAGACACCAAAGGAGTCCAAAGAGCTTCAGTGATTACCAATTACAGAATGGTAAAAGTATTAACTGATTTAGGGTACGATGCTTGTATCTTACACGAGAAAAAAGACTACCAAGGAGTATCCGAGTGGTTAAGTGAAGAATATTCACAATTACCACACGCTTGTATTGAAGAAGGTAATCTACAAGTAGGAGCACAAGATTTAGTTATCGTACCAGAAGTTTTTGGTCATGTACTAGAACAAACAAAAGAAATGCCTTGTGCAAGAGCGGTACTATGCCAATCTTATGATTACATATTCGAAACACTACAACCAGGACAAAGTTGGCCAATATTTAACGTTAACAAATGTTTAACCACTAGTGACGAATCTATGAACCACATAAAAAGTGTATTCCCTGGATTAGACGTATCTACATTTAGATTGTCTATCCCGGATTATTTTAAACCTGACGATAAACCAAAAAAACCTATTATAGCTATCCATACAAGAGACCCTAGAGATACAGCTAAGATAGTTAAAACTTTCTACGTTAAATATCCACAATATAGATGGGTAACTTTTAGAGATATGAGAGGTTTATCAAGAGAAGATTTTGCTGAAGCATTAGGTGAATCATGTTTGTCGGTTTGGGTAGATGATATTTCAGGATTAGGTACATTCCCGTTAGAATCTATGAAATGTGGGACACCAGTTATAGGTAAAATACCTAACATGAAACCAGGATGGATGGAAGAAAAAAATGGATTCTGGACATACGAATTAAATCAAATGGTAGATATCACTTCGTCTTATTTTAAAAATTGGTTAGAAGACTCTATACCACAAGAACTATACGACGCGATGGAAGAAACACACGCACAATACTCAGAAGAAAACGAAACTGAAGATATAAAAAACTTCATAGAAGATTACGCTAACCTTAGAAAAGAAGGTCTAGTTCAAAATTTAGATAAATTTACTCAACCACAAAACGCATAAAAAATGAAAGATATAACTGTTTTAATACCCGTACATACAATAGAAGGAAACTTTAATGACTGGTTTAGCAAGTCAATTAAAAGTATTCAAGAAAATACAATTAAACCTGAAAAGGTAGCTATAATTCACTGTGATTGTGAAGAAGTAAAATCATTTATGGAAGCATATGATTTTGGTGAACTAAATGTGGAATACATGATAAATGAAGGTGACCTAGACTTTTGTTCACAAATAAATTATGGTGTAAGCCAATTAAAAACTACATGGTTCTCTATTTTAGAATTCGACGATGAGTACTCTACAATATGGTTTAAAAATATAGAAAAATATAAAAACGCTTATAAGAAAGCATCAATCTTCTTACCTTTAGTTGTGGATGTGGATGAAGCTGGTCAGTTTATAAGTTTCACCAATGAAGCACTATGGGCTATGAAATTCTCAGATAAATTAGGTTTTCTAGATAACACAGCTCTATTAAATTACCAAAATTTCCAAACTAGTGGTATGGCGATGAAAAAAGAAGACTTCGAAGCTATAGGTGGATTTAAAAGTTCTATGAAACTTACATTTGTTTACGAATTTTTATTAAGAGCTACCTATAATGACTTACAAATTATGTCAATACCTAAAGTAGGTTATAAACATACAAACATGAGAGTGGAATCGTTATTCTGGGAATATAAAAACCACAGTAGTGATAAATTAATGCCAGAGGAAGCAAAGTTTTGGATGGACACAGCTAAAAAAGAGTACTTCTTTAAAGCTGATAGAAAAGTCAAATACACTGATAATGGTGAAATAAAAAATGTTAGCGTAGATTCTGTTGGTGGTTCTGTAAAAGAAATACAACCAAAGACAGAAGAAACAGCTGAGTAAAACCTATATAATGCCCCGTAAGTCAACCCAAAAAGTATATTTCGGTCAAGAACAAGAGTACGCTGTTAGAATGTTTCTAACAGCCAGTACTTGGACTGAAAAAGATAGGATATATAAAGATTATCTATATGCTCCACTAAATAAAATGATTGACTCTATTATTAGAAGGTATAAATTATATAGAAAAGGTTTAGAATTTAGAGATATTCACGCTGACACACTTTCTTTCTTAATTACAAAAGCTGAAAAGTTTAAACCAGAAAAAAATAAAAAAGCTTATTCTTATTTTGGGACCATATGTAAGAATTACCTAATGGGTCAGATAATAAAAGATAGGAAAGAAATGATTAGAAACATATCCTATGAGGACATCTCCAGTAGTATACAGGAAAGGGATGACATGGTTTATTATATGCATAAAGATGGGTTAGAACCTAATGAACTTACTAAAAAGTTAATAATACAGATTGAGGAGTTCATGGAAGAAAATGACCTTAACGAGAATGAAGAAAAAATAGGATTAGCTTTAGTGGACGTGTTTGTAAACTACGAAGCTATTTTTGTACACGGAAAAGGTAATAAATTTAATAAAAACTTAATACTCCTATCTCTAAGAGAAATGACCGGATTAACTACCAAAGAAATAAGAAATGCTTTAAAAAAATATAAAGTAATATATAAATCTTTAGTAGAGACACTTAGGAAGTAGGGTTGCAAATATTTATTGTTATAAAAATATGACAAAATGCCAAGACCTAAGAAAAAACAAATTACATTAGACACGAATAGTGTTTTAGCTTTATTACAGGAGATTTATAATGAGTGTGTAGAACAAAGGAACACAGCTATTAGAATTCAGAACAAAATGCTAACTTTTATGCATGGTCCAGAAGACTTACAATTGTTAGGTCCTGTTATAAAAGAACAACAAAAAATAGTGGACTCCACAATAGAGAAAAAGATTCAACTATCAAAAATCCAATCAAATCTAACACTAAAAGATTCAGAGGGTGGTGAGACACCATTTAGTTTTTCACTAGACGACAAAGACGCTTTAAACGCATTGTTAAATAAAGAGTCGGAAGATAAAGAAGACACTAAATACACAATGTAATGCCTACAGATAATCAAGAAGCCAAATCAAGTATTGTTACCAGATTCCAAAACCTATCCACGTTTAAAAAAATAAAAGAAGGTAAGGAAAAAAAACAACAACAAATAAGGAGTATAATGGACTCCTACGATAATATAAAAGATAAATCTAATAACCTTATACCTTATTTGATGGACCTTATTCAAGTAGGTGGTGGGAAAGATGCTGTTAAAAGGGTAAGAAAAAAGATAACTACGGGTATTGGTAAAATGAATCCTGAGATTAAAGAAATTATATTTGAAGAACTTCTAAACTTTTTGAATTGTAATCTAGATTTTGAAATCCCAGCCGCGGATGGACCAGTATTAGGGAATCCAAACGCTAATGATATCGTTCTAGACATTAGAGGGGTTGATATTATGGAGTTACTTAAGGTTTCACCATCAGACACACCAGGTAAGTTTCTTTATGAAAAAGAATCTATGTCTGTGGGTAGTGTCCCTTTTGCAATGAATAAACAATTGTATGATGTTATATCCAACCCTTCTGGTACATTTACCATTTACGGGGCCTCCACCAATAAACTGTTTGATATTGTTTATGACGGTACCACAAGTTTAACTATAAGACCATATGGTAGAGATGGGTCATTTTCCACAGGACCTACAGTGCCAGCGAATGCTACCCCATGGAAAGGAGCACCGGGAGAAAATAACTATAAGTTAACCGAATTTATAAGAGATTATTTTGATTCTATAGATATGTTTGGAAAGACTAATTTTATGGCTATGCTTTTTGAAATATTAGAAGGTGTGGTATCTATACAGTTAGGTAAAACACCTTTAGAGTTGGAATTAGATGGTAAGTTTTGGGAAATAATTAAAAGAATTTTAGGTTTATGTGGTGATGATGATGTGGGTTTAGGTAATGAAGTTAATGTTTCAGGTACCGGCCATTTATCTGACGATGATGTGGACACTAACTTGTTTGAGTTTGGACCACAAGACCTTAGACACATATATGATTTAGCGAATCTAAGAATGAAAGGGATGATTAGGTTTGAAGATTGTGATAATATAGAAAAACCTGTCGATGTGGACGGGATTAATTCGGCACTAGAGTCCTTACTGGGTGAATCTGACCCAACAGTAGAAAATATTAAGATTGAACAAGCACTAAATAACAATATAAATGGTTTTGGTATTAACATACCTAATTTGGATTTGAATATTAATTTAGATATTATAAAACAATTACCTAAAATATTAGTCAGTTTAATCCTAACACCAAAGATAATATTACCCATAGTGACAGCTTGGGTGGCTATAGGGAACACGATGAGCTCCATAAACAAAGAAGAGTTCCTAAAAGAATTTATTAGGTTGGTTAAAAGAATCATAAAAAGATTAAAAGATTTATTAATAAAGATTTTATACGATGAAGTAAAAAAATTCATATTACAATTAATAGATTACTTAACCAGTCAAATAATGGGGGAACAAATGATGAAACAAATGCAGATAATACAATCATTAATTACTTTATTAACCACAGTATTGGAAATGATAGATAATTTAATGAACTGTAAAAGTATATTGGATAGTATTATGAGGTTACTAAAAATTCCTTTACCCCCTGGGGGTGGATTGAACGTGCCTAGTACTTTAAGATTTGCAACTTCTGCACGTCCAGGCTATTCTAAAACTAGAGCGGTTCTTAATACTTTAGAAAATTTAGAAGAATCTGGAATAGATGTGTCGGATAACCCAGATGGGTCACCTAATGAGTATGTTACAGCATTAATGGCTTATGAAGATGGGAGAACAAAGGAGTTTGATACTAATGCTGTCACAAAAGTTGGGATTTACCCCATGACAGTTAAAACACCAGGAGGTATTGGTACTACCGATAAAGGACAAGGTACAGGATTAACAGCTTAATATGGAAAAAAACAAATTACAAAATATAATAGAGGAACATAAAGATAAGACTAATAAAGATTTATTAGAAGCTGCAGATACTTTAAAAAATGAATTTGATGAAACCAAAGAGTTACTAGTTAAACTAAGTAAACATTTGGATTTTGTGGAGGAAGCTTATTTTAAAGTCTATAACGAGTTAAAAGGTAGAGCAAGACTAACAGAAGATAATGGCTAAAGGAGTGCAAAAAATTAACCCACAGAATAACATATACTTCGGTGTGTGTATAGACAATAATGACCCTATAAGAGCGGGGAGAATTAGACTAGTAGCTGATTTTGAATATAAAAGTGAAACACCACAGAATTACGTTGACTCTACTTACGAAACTTCTTATAGTGATAAGGGTTACTCTAGCGTGGAAGCTATGTATTGGTCTAAAGATGACCCTTTTCTTACACAACCACTACTACCCATACATATAAACGTTTCACCGAGTGTCAGTGACAACGTACCTATTATGTTTTACCAAGACTCCAACAAAGAACAGAATAGGGTATACGTAGGTTCAACTATTTCACAACCACACCATTTAGGTGGTACAGATGCTTTAGGTGAACATTATGGTTCTGGTAGAAAGGGGTATTCTAAAGGAACTAGAGATAAAGGAAGTGAAGCTATAACTAATAACGAAAAATCAAATGGTACTTTTGCTAACCCCAATACCGTTTCCATAGACGGAAAAGATAATTCAGATATTATATTGGGTTCTAGGGAGGTGGTTATTAGGGCAGGTAAGTTCAAACCAAATACACAATCACCATGGTTCCCAACAAAAAACGATGACGTTACCATGCTCCAACTGTCTAGTTTTATTACAGCTAAAGAAATGGAGAAAACGGTACATGAGGAACCGGAAGTGGAGGTAGGTGAAGTTAATTATTTAATAGAGTATGATATAGACGACCTTAGTCAAGTAGGTGGTTTTTACGGGAATGTTAAATTATGGGAAGTAACAGCTAATGGTGAGATAGAGATACCAAGAGCCTTATCAAGTAAAGATATTGGTAAAACTACAAACATTTTAAGTTCTTGGGACACAAAACCATTAGTAGAATTATCGTTCGGACCACAACCAATGAGTGGGGTAACGTATTTAATAGATAAATTTATAAATGAAGCGAATGGTAGTGGTCCAGCCGGAAACGGATTTTTGGATTCAGTACCATCAGTTAGTGGTGGGTGGTCAAAAAATTTCCTTAACTATAGCCCAATAAGTACAGGTACTGAATCACCAGCAGGGAGTACTGACATACGTAACTTATGGCCTTTTTACTATAGACCAACAATAGGGTTCCAAGAGGCTGTAGCCACTGGGAATAAAATAGCCGTCCAAATAGAGTCACAAATTAAAGGGGTGGTAGGTGTAGATGATAGTTTTGGCTTGGTATTTTCACAATTAAGTCCATCACCTGTAGAAAAAATCAAAAAGACTGAATTAGAAGAAGCAAAAGACGACCCCGATAAAGAACAAGGTGTTGCGACATTATTAAGTGATAAAATATTATTATTCGCGTACCCATCTAAAATTGCTAGTAAAGGTGATAACAATCCGACAAAAGAATCAAAAACAAATTACGACCAATCACCATACAAAACAGGTATAGACCAAAAAACACTAATACAGACCCAGGACAAGTACATGGAACCTTTAGTAAGGGGAGAACAACTAGTATTACTTCTAGAAATGATGCGAGACTGGATGAGAGGTCACTGTCATCATTTCCCCCAAGGGACCCCATTTGATAAACCTAAAGAAGGTAATGTAACACTAAGTGACATTGATGAGGCTTTAAATACTGCGAGGACAGAAATATTAAATCAGAATATTAGAATCAACTAACTATTTATAGTTAAAGATATTTTAATGGCTCTACATAAATCATATTTTAGTAAAAATAATACAATAGTAAAAGGTAGTGAGGTAAACACTGCTAAAAATCCAGTCACTGAATTATATTATGGTGGTGGGTATACTTCAATAAACTCTTCTGGGGGTACCACAAGTACATCATCTAAGTTTTCAAGATTTATATTTGATTTGGATTTACAGGATTTAAAACGTAAATACGCTGATGGTACTATAGTTGTAGCGGGTGGATGTGGCAATTCGGCTACCACACATACTCTAAGAATGGTGAATACTTCGTTTTTTGATACAGAACTTTTAAATACTGAAAATGCCTCTGCACGTATGAGAGCAACTTCTTTTGACCTTTTATTATTTAAAATAGTGGATAATGTTCATGTTTCAGCGACTACAGCATGTTGGGACGAGGGTGTAGGGTACGACTACAAATCTTCATGGGATTTCCAAGCGATGAAAACGGACAAAAGTTATTCAGAAAGACCAAGTAACTATTTTAAAGCTACCACCTTACAGTCGTGGTTATATCCAGGAATTTATAATAACGGTGGAGCACCAGCTGTTTCTATTATAGATACACAACATTTCGATAACGGTAATGAGAATATTGTGTTTGATATGTCAGCAGAAATTAATAACATATTAAGTGGTGGTACTCCTGATGATTGTGGGTACGGTATTTCGTTTTTTGCTAGGTATGAAAATATGACAGGGTTAACAGAAAGTTATTCGGTAGGGTTTTACACAAAATACACACAAACATTTTATGAACCTTATCTAGAAAGTAATTATGATGATACTATAGAAGACTCTAGAGCGAATTTTTATGAAGGAAAGACTAATTGTTTATACTTGTATGTGAATGCCGGTGGTCACCCAGTAGATTTAGACTCTTTGCCTAGTGTTACCATATACGACAATAGTAATAATATTGTTTCAGCACTAACATCCACCAATATATCCAAAGTTACTAAAGGTGTTTACTGTACTTGTTTTAGTATAGATTGTGATACCTACACCACACCTTGTTTATTTAGAGACCAATGGTCAAACGTAGAAATAAATGGTGTGTGTAAAGATAAAGTAACCAACAAGTTCACATTAAAATCCAATAGTGAGTATTTTAATATAGGGACCAATGTGGGTGAACCTAAAACTTATGGTTATTCTTTTAGTGGTTTAAAAAAGGCTGAAAAAATAGTAGGTGGTGATGTTAGAAAAATTATAGTATCAGCAAGAAAACCATATACGGTTAATGTTAATGTGGATGTGTCTGATTTAGAGTATAGGGTATTTGTTAAACAAGGTACACAACAAGTAGAAACACACCCATGGAGTAAAGTTAGTCGTGCATACAACCAAAACTACTTTATTATCGACACTGGGGATATGATACCTAATGAGTATTTTATAGACTTAAAAGCCACTTCCAATCTAGAGGTTAACAGTTACCGGGAGGCAATAAATTTCCAAGTTGTTAGTCAGGCTAATTATTTTGGTAACCCACCTTCTTAAAATGAAAGACTTAATAAAAAGAATATTACGAGAACAAACAGAACCTACACTAAAAGACAAAATATTTAGTTTAGTTAAAAATGTTGGGTATGGGTTGGTTGAGTACAACCCCTTAAGTCAGTTAATAAAGTTAATTGCTGGAGCAACACCGACCAAAGCCAGGTTAATATTTCCAAAAAAAGGGTGGGAAGAGTTTGCTGTTAAAGCTTTAGAGGCGATGGGTCTTGTAACAGGAACCTATAAGACTTTAAAAGAAGCTAATGAGTTTTTTAATTATTTAAATGATGAGGGTATTATTTTAGAGGAGGTGTTGATTGGTTCTCATGGTACCCCTGGTACTTTATTAATAACACCAAACCGTACAAGAAAAAAAGGAGCAGACCAAGAGGTACCAATGACGTATAGTTTCCATGCCGGATTCTTAAAAGGTCTTAAACAAGTTGTGGATTCCAGTACCAAGGTTTATTTTACAGCCTGTAATGGAGCGGACAAATTAACAATGTTAAAAGAAGCATCAGATTTTTTAAATTGTGAATGTTACGCGTGTATGGGACTTAATTTTATTGGGATGGCTTGTGAGGATAGTAACTGGTCTTGTAGTCCGTCAACTGTACCAAGCTTTGGATTTGCACATGAACTGAGTAAAGATGAGAGAACTCTATTTACAGGTAGCGAAAATTTTAGTAATTCCAAGGAGTATACAGAAAAAGTTAATAAATACTATGAAGAAAAGGGTGTTTGTAGAGAACAACCCAATGTGCCATTTAATTGGATAACTATGTTCGGTTAAAATAGTCGGTAACTTACCTACCTAGAACTATTTTTTTTTACGGATTTAACCTTATTAATCTTACCAAAAAATATTTTATTACCCACCCTAAGACTTAAATTTTCATTTATATTAGTTTCTTCTAATATATTCCTTACTTTCTTTTCTACTATTTCGTCTAAAGATTCTTTAATCGTTTCTTTTATTACGTTAGCAAAATCAGATGTAGGTATTGTTGTTCTATTTTGAGGTGCAACATTAGTAGGTTTAGATGATGCAGATGGTGGTGGGATATCTATTGTTGAACTTTGTGGGATGTTTACTGCTGAGTTAGCGGTATTCCTCATACCATCCACAGAATAATCTTGACTCTTCATTTTTTTAGAAACTTCTTCTATGAATTCAGGGCTTAACTTATTGGTAGCGTTATTGAAATCCATGGTAGGTATAGGGTTATTAATCATTGCATTTTTAATTGCGTCTGGTAATTTAGATTCCATAATCTTTTCCCTACTATGTCCTGACTTAGGGTTCATATTCATTGGTCGTTCTTTTGGTATATGAGCGTTAGGTGAGTTAGGAGCGTTAGGTGGTAGTTGTGATAACATTTGTTCAGGTGGTACCTGTTCTGTCATTGTTTGGTTCATTGTACGGTTTTGTGAAGTTGGTTTTGTTCCTCCAGTCTCCACCTGTCCCATAACTTTTTTTGCTTTAAGTAAGGAGTTTTGTAATTTAGTTAAGTCAGCCATTAAAATTTCGCGTTTATATAAACAGTTTTCATAGTTTTATCCCCATTGGGGTTATAGTTAGGTCTAACCTCATCGAATGAATCGTAAAGGTTATCAAAGTTCCTAATTCTATCAGTCCTAAACAATCTCCATCCAGGCATTGTATTAGGTCTATCAGTTGCTCCGTCTTTTTGCCATGCCCTTACGACCGGGTTTCCTGGACCATTCTTAGTTCTAGAGAGACCAAAACATACGGGCTCTATAGTCCTCCAACCAGGATTATTGGTGGTGTCACCAGCGTAGTATATAGAAACTAAATTTCTATTTCTAATAGCTTTCATCACCTCATCACGATTGGCTACTTCTAATATAAGTTCACGAACTGTATTGTAAAGTTTCATTTTAATTAACTAGTTTATATACCTACAGACTTTCCACCAGCTTCATCAGTAACATTATAATATTCTTTTTTCTTATTATATAGGTTACTAGCTACTAAAGATTTTCTTTCGTTCTTATCTGTTAGACTACCAGTTTCATCACTATAAACCCCTAAGTAACTTGCGTTACCCTTACCCTTTTCGTCATCACCAGTTGTAGCGTTCGAATGGTTAACCGAATAATTATTTTCTGGGTCATTTGGTTGGTAGATATTTTTAGTTATCATTTTTTTATACTCCATCTCCGCGATGTCAGTTAATGTTTGTCCAGGTTTTGAATTGTACTTGTTATCAGCCATTTTTAATTGTTTTTATTTAAATATTTATTAATCTTTTTATTTCATCGATACTTTCCCTAAGTCTATTAGCCTTGTCAACCGTTGGGACGTGTACCGCTGTCACATTTGCATTATCGTCTCTTTCATGGGGTTTTTTATGTGTATTCTCAAGACCACCCCTCATTTTTGTTTTACGACCCCTAGATTCCCCCTCCCTAGTTTGTCTCTCCATTTCAGAAAAAGTACTTTTACCAAAATCACCACCAGTTAACTCGTAACCTGGATGACTTTCGTCATTACTCCTAAAGAAATTATTTATTTTTTTTAGTAGAGCTAAACTTATTACGGGACTATCAACTATGTTTTGTGCACGAACGTAACCTTCCGTTGTTTTTGGTCCGTTAAAATCATTTAAAGAAGATTTAATTCTATTAACTAATTTATCAGGACAAGTAAATGTCTTATTTTCTAAATTAATGTCCGGCATTATCGTCTTTCATTAAGTTGTTTATCACTTCCATAAAGTCTTGGTCATCAGCTTCTATAGCTTTTTTAAGACTTTTAAATTTTCTTTTAACCAAAGGATTTACGTCATGGAGTTCTACAGGGTCACTTAAATCGTTTTCCCCATTTCTTTTAGATAAAATCATTTCAATCATATCCTTCATCCTCTGTCTAGATTTTTCATTAATCATCTGTACGTCCTCTTCATCCGGTATTTGACCCATTTCCACAGCCTTATCTTGAGCTTTTCTAGTTGTCTTACCCAAATCTTCGTACTTTTCCACGGTATCATCCCAACCTAAACCATCGGTACTTATTAGGCCATCATCGTCATTATCAGCACCTAACTGTTTACCTAAATAGGCTTCACCCCAATATCGTTTATAGTAGTAATCGTAACTCATACCTCTTTGACGTGACCTATCAACTGTTTGGTCCAGAGTACTCGAACTGGTCATATTAGCGACATTGACGTTATTAGGTATCTTACTACCAATCAATGAACCATCATAATCTACTAATTCTTCCAGTTCTTCCTCTTCTTTATTTATCTCATCTAACTCCCATTCATCGTGGGTTTTCCCATTATGTGTGGTCTCACAATCACCTTTATGTTTTAATTTCTTCATGTTTGCTTTTTCTTATAAATATTAACTACACCTATAAGTATTTATGAATAATGGGACCACAGAATTTAAAGAATTATTATTTTAATAGATTAGACGCTAAATTAGACTACACATCCTACTATGATTTTTTCTTAGTAGCTGATGAAAGGGATATTAACACGGAAGTTTTATACTCTAAAAATATCATTGGTTACGATGATTGTGAGGTTTTACCCGTCTGGATAGACTTAGGTAACCCGTCCTCTTCATTGCAATTGACTATGGAATGTGGTACATTTTACCCTAACAATACAATATTGAGTATAAGTGGTACATGTTGGTGTCACGCAACACCATCAGCAAAAGATTTGGATTGTATAGATTGTGGGGTTGATTGTTATACCTCTGGGTGTACAGAAATGGGTGGATTTATCACATCCATCTGTGATATAGGGTTAACGGGGATGGATAACGGTTGGACCAATTCTTTAAAAAGAAACGCAGATAAGGTAGAAATCTGTTGGTCTGGTTGTGGTTACCCTTATTATTGGGAATTATCTCCGGATACACAATTATTAAATGCTGATAATTGTGAATGTAGTCTTAGTGAGGTTACTGACATATATACTGGTCACTTTAGTGCTGGTACTTGTTGGGAGTCTAGTGGGTTTACTTGGTCACCCAATACTAACATACCTGATTGGATTAAGAGTAAAATAGAAAATGACTACAATTACGGAACAGGAATCTACACTTTTAGTACTAGTATACAAAAAACAAACCAAGACTGTGGTGGATTTATAAAAACATCATACACTGTTTTTGTTTCAGAACCAGAATGTTTATGTTGCCCACCGATAATTGATGACGAACCATGTGAAACTACCACAAGCACTACCACAATACCAGAACCAACAACAACGACAACAACATACACGGCACCAACAACCACAACTACCACAATACCAGTACCAACAACAACTACAACAACTTGTAACCCACCCGTTTGTTATGGTATATCTGATTGTAATGCGAACGCTTGGTTTCTATCTTTGATACGACCATGTGCGTCACCACTATTAGTAGATGGTGGGTATTATAGTTTCTCTGGGTTAACTAATGGTACATATGACCCTAATGGCTCGCTAACATATAGTGGGTGTTATAGAACAACAGTGGAACCGTGTGTACCAGATGTATCTACCTTGAGGATTATTGATGGTAATACATTATCTAACCAGTTTATCAATTGTGCAACTTGTAATCAATAATTAATCATGAAATTACAAGTAATAATAGATGGTAATATATTTATAGAATAATTATAATAATATGGCTCAAAATTGTATCAATTTTTATATAACCGGAAGTAGTGCACCTTATGATGTATATTTGTGCCAATCTGGTTGTACTAATTGCGTTTATTCGGGACAGACAGGTCCTGGTGACGTATTTGGAAATGTATGTTTTCCAATGTGTATTCCTTGTGGTGAAGACTACTGCATAAAGACTATTTCCGTACCACATCCAGAGTGTGAAAACTGTGATTGTTTCAGTGGTACTTGTTGTTTAACCGCCACTACAATTTTTGGTGGGACCGGGTGCACCTATAACCCATACAATGTTATGGTACAAGGAGTTATATCCCCACAAAGTACATCAGGAAATACAAATCTAATTGGTAGAGCTGTAAACGCTCCTGGGTTAACAAATGGAAAATATTATAAAACGGATATGTTTGGTACGGTACAAGTGGTTTCAGCTACTACAGATAATACAGGTCCTTTCTTTAAATTTACTGATTCGATAGCTTATAACACAGCTTGTGAATCTAATACAGCGTACTGTTTACAGTCCGTTTGTCTAAGTGGTGTTACAACTACAGCTGGGACTTTCAGGGACCACGTAATCTCAACAGGATTCACTCTTGAGTATAGTTACCCTTTTTCTAGTTACTCGTCCTCCGGGTTAACAAAAGAAAATTATTGGGATAGTCATTTGAAATACTCTCTTTTAACTACGGGTGTTTATGGTTGGGAAGTCTATGCTTCCAGTACTTCTGGTACTACATTTACCCCAGTTAGACTACTTACCGGTGCCACTCTGGTAGGAACTTATATATCTGTGTATAGTGGAATAACTAACGGTGTGACCTACTCAGGAGCATGTTCATAATTTAATATTTTAATTATATGCCTTCACCAAATTTCTCCGCTTATACTATACAACAAGGTTCAATTTCTGGACCTAACATATGGAAGTATGATTTATATGAGTGGAATTTAGCCCCCGTAGGTTCACCACCACCATTAATACCTAGGAACGAAGCGGGTATCACAGAATCTCCAGAATCTTCGTACTCTGGTCCATTTTTTAATATGGACCCATACTATGGAATGACCCAAAAGAATAAAAAACTTTATGGGTTCGCTGGTGAAAATGGTTCCATAAGTTCTTGGCAATTACCAGGACAAATCTTCAAAACAGACCAAGACTGGGGAGGTAGGACCAAAACAATATATTCGGGGCTTACATTAACATTACCTTACGATAACCATGGGTGGCAACCTTTAGTTGGTGGATTTGCTTATGATGAAGCAAACGATTGTTTTACCTTATTAAGGTGTACAAACATGCAAGGGGTTGATATGACAATGGGTGGTATGGGTTCATGGGTTTACCCAGCTGTTGGTGATTTATATTTACACACTTGGAGTGTTAGTCATCCAAATGCAACACCACAACAACCATTTTATTCTGGGACTACCTGTTTTTTAAATAGTGGTCTTGGTTTAGCGTATAGACAGAGTGAGTTATACGCGGTAGGCTATATCAGTGGGATGACAAGTGGTCTAACATTCCAACACATAAACACAAACAATGGGGTTAACACAGTATTAAGTTATTGTTCAGCACATGTTTCATATGTTATTAATAACCAAGCGGGTCGTAATATACCATTTGGTGGAAGAGCGTGGGTTGGTGACTTAACCTACGATGAGTATGATGATAAATTTTACTTTCTATCCTACAATGGGTTAGCTAAAATAGACCCACAAACCTATAACTGGGAGGTGGTACCCCAAACAGCGTCAACACAAACAACATACGTACCTAATTACAATCATAAAATGTTTGGGTTTGAGATTATAGAACCTGTTGTTACAACTACCACAACACTTTGTACAGAAGAGTATAGTATAGATGTTTCTCCAGATTTTACAAACTCTACAATATCTTTATGTGATTCAGATTGTACCAATTGCCAAATAATGTACGTGTCAGGATGTACAGCTCCACATTTTGGTTGGTGTACAGCAAGTACCACTTGTTTTGATTTGACTTTAGAATGTTGTAAAACGTATTGTGTGGAAGTGTTAGCACCAGACGGTTGTTCGTATACTGAGTATATTACAGCTGAATGCCCTTCTACCACAACAACAACGACTTATATCCCACCAGAACCAACAACCACAACCACCACTACAGAATGTGTGTGTATTTACCCTGTAGAGTATTTCCAAGGTGTATTATCTGGTGTAACGTATCCTGGTGATATGTTAGAAGGTTCTTATTGTAATGATGTGACTTCACCGTACATATATAACCACATTAGTAACCCTTCTAATAGTATATTAACACACGGTATATTAATAAAACAAAACCCTTGGGGGTCACTACCGATATCTAATAACTGGTGGAGCCTTATTAGGGATATTGGAGCAAACAATTATCTATTAGTTGGTACTGGGAGTACATTAACAACTATCTATGACGGCATCCCACCTTTAGCGAACGACTTTTTGGTGACTGATGGTCAGTGTGAGTGTGTTACTACCACCACAACAATTTTAGGTTTTACAACTACAACTACATTACCTGGCCAAACAACAACTACAAC